CGACTCGCCTCCAGCCCTGCGAGTAAACGATGTCGTAAATTTGATCTTTCGGAGAAGGGGGAAAAGGGGTAGCATTCATGCAGCTTGCGCTCCGTGTCAGCGGACGGAAGTCAGACGGGCGGAGAGCGTTACCAGCGCCTCCGTCCGTCGCTATTTTACTCCGTTTCCGTCCAGATGTCATCATTTCTCCGTATCCCCCGCTCCGGTTTACGCGTACGTTCAGGGCGTCATGTGGCGGATTGCGCCGGTTCTACGAGGCGCAGTCGATAGGAGACGGTCTGTGGGGTGACGCCGAACTGGCGGGCGATGGCGGCGCCGGTCATCCCTTGCCTTCTCATGCGATGCATGTCCTGGATCTCATCGCTTGAAAGCCGTTTTCCCTTTTCGGAGTGTCCCTTCACGGCTGCCCGTTGCTCGGTTTTGGCATTCCAGCCGAGCATGAACGCCTTGGCGAACTGCTCGTCGTCTTCGGGATCGCCGCTGTGCCATCCGGTCATCTGGTCGTTTTCGTCGAGTTCGAAGTAGATGGTCGAGAACTCGTTCTGCTGCTCGAAGTAGCGCTTGATCACAGGCTGTTCTCCTTCAACAGGCCACGGCGCCGCAGACCGGCGATCACGCCGGCGGCATCGATGCGATTCCTGATCTTCTCGGGCTCAGACGCTTGTTCCCATTCGGGCAGGAAGACGCCGCGGTTCCGGCGGGCATCCATCAGGTCTTTCGCGGCGACTTCGATGAGTGCGCGGTCACGCTCGGCGGCGTATTCGGCGCGCAGCCGGTCGCGTTCGGCGGTGCGGCGGGCGAACTCTTTGGCTTTCGCTTGGATGTTCGCCTCGTTCTCCCGCTCCAGGCGCTCCCAGCGGGTCGGTGTGACGCTCACGGGTTACCTCCGTCGTTCTCGGTGCAGTCGATGGAGCGGCCGACCAGGGTCATTTCGTCTTCGGTGTAGGCGAGCCGGCCGATTCCGATATCAACGACCCAATAGAAGCCGTCGTCGTCATCGTCAGCGGGTCCCCAATCCACCCACTCCACGATGGGGCCGGTGAGTTGGTTCTTGAGGTGCTTCACCCTGACGGTATCGCCGAGTTGGAACCTCTTCGCGGCAAAATCGATCATGCGAGGTCCTTTCCTTCATCGAGCAGTTGCTCCACGACCCAGGCGCGGACCCGGCGCAGGGCGTCAAGCTCGTTTTGCAGGTGGATGCGGCGGTAGATGGAGTCCTGGTTCCCGATGGCGCGCTCGGTCTCGGCGATCTGCTGGTCGAGATAGGCCATGAGCTTGTTGGTGTCGATCATGGCTAGCCCACCTGGTTGTTGACGAGATGCGGCCGCTCGAACGCTTGCATGAGCAGGTCGCGGGCGGATGCCGGGTTGAGGCCCTTCATGCCGTCGCGTCCGGTGATCCGCGAAAACTCCTGCGCGTTGGTCACGGCATGGCTGCGGGCGAACGTCCAGAACGCGGACCAGTCCTCCATCTGGGCGGGTGGTTGCTGCTGGCGCTCCTTCGGGTGCTGGTAGCGCTCGGGGGAGATGCCGGGGTGTTGCTCGGGCGTGCCGTTCTTCGGCTTCAGGAGGTCGATGAGCTGCGAGACCTGGGCTTGGTTCAGGTCCTCGGAGTGCAGGATCGTCTCGCCCACGAAGATGCGCTCGTAGGCTGTCTGAAGCAGCCAGGCGTCGTCGTGGTGCGTCGAGCCCTTGTCGTCCTGGACGACGTGCCCGAGGTCCTTCACGATGCCGCAGAGCCAGTTGTAGCTCTTGCGGGACGCGCCGCCCGGGGTCGTGCCGTCCTCGTTGTCGGTCCGCGAAACTCGCGGCGCCGGCTTCGGTTTGGCCGGTGGCGGGGCCAGCCGGGTTTCGCTGTTGGCTTCCTCGTCCCAGACGGTCGGGAGGTGATCTTCGTAGTCGGGGCCGTACAGTTCGAGCCCGACGCCAAAGAGCGTAGCGGCCTTTTTGAGCGCGTCGGTGACCGCGCCTTTAATCAGGTCTTCGCCCGAGTTCTGGCGGACCGCCTGGACGCCGACATGCTCGCGGGTGCCCATGCCGGGAATCGAGAGCGCGACGTGAGCGCGGAGTAGGATGATGTCGTTCCCCTGTTGGTCCTTGCCGATCACGGACGTATTGATGTCCCGGATGGCGAAGTCCCACTCCTTCACGGCATCGTTGAGCCGGTGAATGACGGTATGTCCCTCGACATAATCGAGTTTCTTCCCGCCGCGCACCGCTTCCCGCTGCCGGATGGCCGACTTGGGGAACTTCTCGGTGAGGCGGTTGCGGTCGATCTCGCTCATGCCGCGTCTCCGAGCACGGCGTCGATCGCGTGGATGACCGGCGGGATATCACCGGAAGCGCCCGCGATGGAGTCGGAGACGAGGTTGAAGAATTCCCGGCACCCGACGCCGCTGACGGTCGCGTAGCGGGCGGCGATGTCGGCCATGGCCTTCCAGACCTCAACCGGCGGTGTCGGCGCGGTGAGGCTGTAGACGACCTCCTGGAGCGTTTTGCGGTCTTCCTCCAGTTGCCGAGCTTCGTAGCCGAGCCAGAGGGGGTAAGCAAGTGTCACGGGCGTGGTCCTCTCGGGGGTGAGGGCGACAGTTCGAGGGGTCATTCTTGGTTTTCTTTCTGCTCTTCCTCGCGGGCTTTCTGAGCGAACATCTGGACTTCCGTCATCTTGTCCCGGAATTCATTGAGAAATTCGTCGGCGGTTTTTAGGTGGGGATGGAAGAGAAACTCCTTTTCGGTATCACCGTTGAACCTGACGAATATCAGGTCTTGATCTGAGTTCGGACGCTTGGGGTCAAGCTCAACAACCACGGTGAAGTCGTAAACAGGGATCTTCATCACCGCCCTCCCAGGATTCGACGAAGAACGCGATCAATTGCGGTGTCCAGTGTGGTGAAGGTGAGGCCGAATTGACGGTTGCGGATCTTGATCATTCGTCGATCTCGATGGTGACGGCGTCGGTGACTTGGTAGATGCCGTGGACGTTCAGGGTTTCCACGTACTCCTTGACGAGTTGCGTGGCCGCTTCTTTACTCACCGCGCGGACGTCGAAGATGACCGGCAGTAAGAAATACTTCTTGGGCTCAGATGTGCTTTCGGGGTCTTCGGACATGGGATACAATCTCCTTGGTAGCAGCCAGGCGTTCTGGAGGCGCTGACGAGTGAGATTCGTCAGCGCCTCGCTCATTTCCGGTCAAAAGTCGACGTCTTCGAGGCTCGGCTGGTCCTCCGGGATCAGGTACCGGCTGCTGTAGGTTCGTTCGTCTTCGCCGTCGAGCTTGACGAGCCAGGCATCCGCGAAGAGCGGATCACGCGACGGGAAGCGACCTCGGATCGTGCCGGTCTTGCCCTCGGCGTAGGGGTGCATGTCAGAGCTCGGATCACCGACGATCTGGACGCGCTCGCCCGCGTAATGCTCTTTGGTCATCGTTCCTCCTTCGGCATGTGCGCGGGCAGCCCCGTTACAACTGCCCGCGCCACGCCACCACATTCGACGTTCGATCTCGTGCCTCTTCGGCGGCATTCCCCTTCCCGGATCGCGATCCGGGCTGTGTGATCCTGATGAGGACGCCCCGCCCTCGGGAGCGCGCAAGGCCGCTGGTCCCCGGCGCCGACGTGCGACGCGGAGAGAGAGGCCCCAGACGAGACCATGGCCGGGGAAATCGAAACCCGGCTGCGGATGTGGGCGTGGCGCTGAGGTAGGGAGCGCCCCGCACGGCCATGCGCGCTCCGGAAGGCGCGGCTAGTGGAACATCCAGGTTCCGAGCAGGAACCCGATCTGCAAGCCGAAGATCCCGAGGAAGACCAGGAAGGCGATTTGCCAGCGTGTGAGTTTCATGGGCTACCCGAGTGCGATGGCGACGATGGAGAGGAAGAGCACGAGGCATGTCCCCGCGCCGAGGCCGAACATGAACCAGTCGAGAAACTTCCAGTGCGGCATCTACTTGTCCCTCATTCCGTGCCAGGTGATGAAGCAGATCGCCGCGATTCCGGCGATGGCAACGAGCGCTGAGGCGAGTGCTTCCATGGGCTTCTCCTAAACCAGAAGCGCGATTGTTTGAATCGCCGAGCAGATGCCGAGTCCCAACGACGCGCCGCAGATGTGCGGCCAGAACCACTGATGCTTGTGATCCATCGCGTAGATTGTTGACCCGGCGTAGAGGCTGAGCGCTGTTACGATGAAGCAACCAGCCGTGAGCAACACGAAGAACGGCAGGTTCTCCATGCGTGTCCTTTCGGTGTGCGCCCCATGCCGACGCCCCGCGAACGCCGGCAGCAGTTGGGGAGAGCAAGGGGCTGGTTTGAGGGTTGTGGGGATGAGACAGACGCGGGTGAGGGCTGGTTAGGATGCGCGTTCGGTCGGCAGGTTGTCGACGTACGCTTTGAGATCGTCGACCTTGAAGAGCGGCTTGGAATCGCAGTAGTGGCGTGTGATGAGCCCCTTGTCGGCTTCGAGGTCGAGCTTGCGGCGGGAGATGCCGATGAAGTCCGCGGCGGTCTCCGCGTCGACCGAATACCGTTCGTGGATGCTCGTCTTGGCCGGCGGCGGATCGGGGACGACCGAAAGCACCGGCGCTCGGGACGGATTGACCATACGTTCGTCCTCCGACCGGGACCGACGGGCTATCCACCCGCCGGCGCCGGTCTGCTACACTGCAAACAAGTTCAGAGATTTGGGTTCCGGCCTTCGTCGTTCGCGCGACGAGGGCCGTTGTCGTTAGACCGGTTCGAGCCGGCCGGTGAGCGAGAGAAACTCGTCCGTGAGGATGCGCACCCGTTCGGGTGATGTCGCGCGTCCAAGCGCCTCCTTCGTCATCACGGCTTTGGCGATCGTTTCGAGGGTCGCCATTCCCTCCAAGAGCACGTCCTGTCGTGCGCGTGCTTCGATGAGCCGGATCACCTCCTGACATTGCTTGACCGCTCGGGTTGCGAGCAACGGTTGATTCGACACGTTCGGGGAGCAGCTCCTTTCCAGCGCAATCGCGGCGATCCGCAAAATTGCGCTTGTTATCCGGGGGGCTCGGACAGACGATGGTCGTGACATCACGGCCATGGCGGGCGGCGGAGGTCCCCCGCGCGGCATGACAGGACGGGACGACCGGTGATCCGAGCTCCATGACTAGGCGGCTTTCACAGTATCGGTGCTGCTACCGAAACTGCCATGATCGGCACGAAGAATTGCCTCAAGTCCGGCTGCGACAACCTCCCGCGCAACTTCGGACAAGGCAACGGTGCGATGCGGAGTCGAGCGCAATTCGGCGAGTGCGCGAACTCGCTTCGCTTGCTCTTTGGTCAACACGTAGCAGACCGTTTCCTTATCGCTGTCTGGACTTAGCGCCATGTGTTCCTCCTTGACTATCAGTTCTGGTATCAGCATAGCAGCTGAGTTCCGAACTGTCAATATGGCTGCTAGTATCGCTTCCGATATGGAGCAGTACGCAGAATCATTCGCTGAAATAGTCCGACGACGCCGGCTTGAATTGGGGCTTTCCCAGATCGAGGTGTCGGATGCTGTCGGGATGAGTCAACGCTGGACGTCGGCCGTGGAAACCGGAGAGATCAAGGTGCCGCGCGTCGAGACCATTCGGCGGCTTTCCAAGGTGCTCAGCGTTCCCGTTGCGGACCTGTTGATTGCAGCGAAACTTGCAGAGACGCGAGCTGAAGCAGAGCGAATCGTTCAAACAGTCCCCGAAGAAGACGATCCGTTGATGGATATCGTGATGGCCGGGGCGCGCGATCTGACCCCTGAGGGTCGCGAGATTCTGGCTGGTATCATTACTTCCCTAAAGAAAACGCACTCCGCCGGAACGTAGCGCGACGACGCGCGGGGGACGGGATGAACAACCGCGTTTATGAGCGATTGGACGCGCTCATTGCCCGAACACAACTCCATCGATCCAGGATTCCGGTAGATATGGATCGATTGAAGGAAGAATTTCCCGTTGATTATCGGGACCTTCAGGGGACGGATGTGCTCGGTTTCCTCTTGACGTTGCCGACGCCGATCATCGTCATCGATCAATCGCTCGATGCCTACGATGCCCGGCTGATTCATGCGCACGAGATCGGGCACGCGCTCTACGGGCACCGAGGAACATTGCGGTCGCTCTCGGTGGATAAGTGGTTCGACAGTAAGGCGGAGCGTCAGGCGTGGCAGGTCGCGGCACACCTACTGATACCGGAGCGGGTGTTTTACGAGTATCGCGGGTGGACGGTCGAAGACATTGCCGGGTTGTGCGGCGTGCCGGATTGGCTGATGGCGATGTATCTGGGAAGGGTGGGCATGTGAGATGGTCAAGCGTGGCGCCGGTGTCCTCGTTCTTATCGTGTTCGGGTTTGTGCTCGGCCTGAGTTCGCGCGGATCGGGCACGACGGCCCAGGATTCGACGGAGGCGACGGAAATAGTCCAAACGCGCGAAGCAATAACCGGGGAATTCAAGGCGACGATGACGGCGGCCGCAGACTCGAACCTGGACGACACCATCAGCAGCCAGTCAACCGCCATCGCGGCGCTGCAAACGCAGGTTGCGGAACTCTCCCAGCATGACGAAACGCTGCTCGGGAAGTATTACGAGATCGCGAATAGTGGTATCCCGGGGCCGGACCCAAACGGCTATCGGTTCGGGCAGACCTATATGTATGACCACTCATATGACTTCGATCTGGTGTGTTTCGTGCCCGAGCAGCGGATGGCGCAACTGTTCTTCACCTGCACGCGGCTCAATCCGAGCTACTACGATCCGAACTAGGCGAGGTGGGGTGATGAAGCGGGTGTGTGTGCCGGTGTGGGTGGTGTCGGTGGTGGTGGGGTTGTTTGCGGGCTGGGTGCTGGGGACGGTGGCGTATTTCTGGTTTCTGCGCGATTGGTTGAGGTAGGGCGATGGCGATCAAACTGGAGAAGACGCGTTTCCCGGGGATCTTCAAACGCCAGGGATTGACGAAGACGACGTATGTGGCGACGGTGCGGGTCGGGAACCGGCAGCGGAAGCACTCGTTCGACACCCTGGCGGCGGCGAAGGCATGGCGGGCGGATCGGTTGCGGGAAGCCGGCGACGGGACGTATGTCGAGCCGTCGAAGAAGACGGTGGGGGATGTGCTGACCGAGGCGATCGAGGCGAAGCGCGGCGAGGTCGAGCCGAACACGATCCACAGCTATTACAACAAGCGGAAGCAGCTCGCGGCGTTGCACGATATCCCGGTCCAGTCGTTGACGCTGGCGGATGCGGTCCGGTGGCGCACCGCGGCGTTCGCGCGGAAGCGGCCGTACGCGAAGTCGACGGTGGCCGGGGCGCTGGGGATGCTCAAAGGGGCGATGGGGTATGCGAAGTCGATGCGGCTCGTCTCCGAGAATCCGCTGGCGGATTTGAAGATCGAGCCGGCGAAGGCGTCGAAGGAGAATGTGCTGACGCCGGCGGAGCTCGCGCGGTTGCGGGCGTTGTGGAATACCCAGGAGTATGCGCGGTACGCGGTGCTCCTGGAATTCATTGTCGAGACGGGGGCGCGGGTCAATGAAGCGTGTGTGGCGCTCCAGGACGATCTCGATCTTGATGCCGGGGTCTGGTGGATGCGGCGCCGGCGGACAAAATCGGACGTGGGAAAGCCGATGACGGCGGCGGGGGCGAAGTCGGAATCCGGCACGAGGTTTATTCGGCTCTCGCCCGGGCTGGTGGCGTTGCTGCGGGTGCATCTGACGGCGATGCGGGATCAGCAGCAGTTTAATGCGGCGTTCAATCCGGACGGATTCCTGTTCCGGGCACCCAAAGGCGGGCCGATGCGGGCGAACACGGTCAACGGGGTCATGAATCGGCTGTGGGCGACGGCGGGAATCCATCGGATCACGCCGCATGGGCTCCGGCACACGAGCGCGACGGAAGCGGTTGCGGCTGGCATCAGCATCAAAGTGGTGTCGGAGCGGCTCGGGCATAAGGACCCGGCGACGACGCTGCGGATGTATGTCCACCCGAATGAGGACGAGCACAAGGCGGCGGTTGATGTGCTCGCGAAGCGGCTAAAGTCGGGGTAGTCGTTGCCATTTCGTTGCCAAATGGGGCAGGTGGATGCCAAATTCGTAGCTAGGATTGGGGCCGTCAACTAGAGGGTTAAGTCACCGGCAGCTGTCATCTTGCCTCGCATGGTGGCGAACAACCCGGCATCGTGCGACGGCGTTTGCGCAATCACTCACCTTGGTGATGGTATTCGCCGGTGTTGATTCGTGTTCGTGTTGCCAAACGGTTGCCATGCACGCGCCCTCTTAGGCAAACTGAACCGTGTCAACCTTGATCCGGTTTGCTGTCACAACCCGCAAGCACGGTTCGCCATCGGCGCCGCGGCCAACAACGTCGCCGGTGAGGCGGAACCACGGTTTGTCATCGGCGACAATGAAGAGTCCGCTCACGATGTCGATCGCTGAACTGTCGATGACGAGGTCTCCATTCGGCATCAACCAGCCCTCGAAGGCGCTGACGCCCGGTTCCGGGACGTTGTCGCGGTAGTTGATGCTGAATCCGCAGGCGGGGACTTGGCCGACGCGATAGTAGCCCGGCTGGCCGCTGGCAATAGCATCGGCGCGGATTGCCGCTTTGCGTTCGGCGTGCTCGCGGGCTTCCCGCTCGTTGCGCGCGGCGTACTCGTTGTCTGTCATCGTTTGCTGCGCGAGCCATTCCCGATACTCGGGCATTGCTTCGACGGCCGTGAGGTCTGATGCAGTCGGAGAGCCGTCCCAATGCGCAAGTTGGATGGTACCCAGGCGACGAACAACGTCCACATCCCGGCGAGTGAGGCGGTTGTGTGACCAGCGCTCATGATAGGCGCGATCAGAGCCGGGAAGGAGTTGCCAGAACTCGTCACGCTCAATCGTTGGGGTAAACGGCTTGGACATGGTAGCCTCCAGGGGAATGATACCGGACGGGCTAGTGCCCGTGCTCCTTTCGCCAGATGCGGAGGTCGGTGTTTTTCCTGATCCGCAGCCGTTCCAGGTCGGACGGGGTGTAGAGCCGGATCGTGTTGTCGATGAGGATGCCGGCGTTGATCTCCTGGGCGTAGTCGAGGAGGCGGCGGTTGGTGGTGCCGAGCTCTTTGGCGACCGTGGCGGGGCTCATGAGCTGGGCGAGGGCGTCCCGGTAGCCGTCGGCGTAGCCGCGTTGGTAGGCGTCGTTGGTCATGGTTCCTCCTGGGTGGCGCCGGGGATCGCACCCCCGGCGCTGGTGGTTAGGCGAGATGACGTTCTTCGTTTGACTCAAGGTTGATTGCAAGGAATGCGTGGCTGTTGACAGAATCTCCGCTGAAGTCAACGCATTCATCGTTGACCGGCTCTTCGTCGCCGCAGTAGAGCGCTTCGGCCCGCTCAATGGCAGCGTCCATGTTTTCCGCCTCAACCCAAACGTTGTGGACAAGCTCTTCGACGTACTGAACCTTGAACTTCATGGCTAGCTCCCGAGGATGAGGGCCAGCAGGTGGCCCAGGACGAGGACGGACGGGCGGATGACGTGCGGCAGGTGAGTGATCCAGTCGTTCTGCCAGTCCCCGTCTTGGGCGATGGCGGCGACATAGAGGAGCAGGGCGGTCATGGCTAGGCACCAATCTCGGCGTCGATGCGATAGCCGGTGTAGCAGTCGAGGGCGCGCAACGCGGCTTGCCCGGCAAGTACCGCATGGGATCGCTCCGGGAAGTCAGAAATCGTCAAGCCGTCCGTGCCATCCGCTCCGGTCATCGTGAGGCGGAACCCGACATCGCACGTCATGCAGTAGCCGGACGGCCGGTCCGCGTCGGCATCGAGCCCGGAACCGCAGCGCGTGCAGGTGAGGGCGTCTTCGGGCTCTTGGCGCCAGGTCGGAACGTGGTCCGATGGCGTCCAGTGGTCGCAGCGATCGCAGAAACCGGAAAGGGTCGAGATGCCGCCGCATCGCTCACAATAGCGGACCGAATTGTCCGTGTCGCTCGTATCCGTGTACTGGCGGCGGCGCTCCTCGTCTTCCGCATCGAGGGGTCCGGAGTAGGAGTCGTCGAGGCCGGCGCTGAGGGCGTGGTCGGTGTCGGGATCGGCGACCGGGTCCGGCGTGTCGGCATAGGCCGCCAGTACGTCCGCTTGCGACTCATTGTCCCAGTAGCGGGGTTCGGTGGGTTCCGGCGCTTCGCCGACCAGCACGCGCGCGACGATCGTGCCACCGCAGTATCCGATGAGATGACGCAGCTCGTACCGGTCCTCAAACGGCAGGATCGTGTACTCCCGATAGCTGCTCCATCCGTACCCGGCGCCCGGCGCCATCGCCCGGATGATCTCGCGCGCTTCGTCCATCGTCTTGGCGTATCGGGTTTCGACAACCGGGGTATCATTGATCTGGGACATGAGATACACCTCACTGTTCCATCGTTCCGGGAAGGATTAGGCCCCTTCCCGGAACACTCCCGAATCACTCCGATTCAGTGACTCCATGTTACCGCAAACAGGTTAACTTGTCAAGCGTTTTCCAGGAGAATCTCGCGCCATTTCCCGCGAATCGGCTACACTTCCCCACCAAGATAAACGGCGTTCACCTGGTGGGAAAACCATGCCGCTCGTCACGAAAGTTCCGGACTCCAAACAAACCGAACAGTTCACCGCCTGGACCACCGACTCCCGCGAAACCGCCTTCGAGCTATGGATGTCGAACGGAAAACCAAAGATCGCCAAGCTCGTGAGAATCATCGAAGCGGAAACCGGCGAACGTATCCCGGACCAAACACTTCGCGACTGGCACCGCGGCCATCATTGGGACGATGAGTACGACCGCCGCCTCGCCCAGCTTGCCCCAAATATGATGATTCGCGGGGCATTGGATCTGACTGTTGCCTTCGTCCATGCTGCCCGGTACGTGCGCGAGTCGATGACGCGCGACGAGGAGGGTAATCGATCGGCGCCGTTCAACCGTGACGAGTTCGCGGGGGCGATGAACGTGTGTGCCGCGTTCGGGTTCTCGCCCGCGTCGAAGTCGCGGCCAGCGCTGCCGGCTGGCGAGGACGATGCACCGCGGACACTGCGCGCGCTGACTGATGAGGAGCTGCGCCGGCTGGAGCGCGGCGAGTCCGGCGAGTAGCACACCCCCAGGGGTACCCAGGACTTTCGTGCGTCCGTGCGTTGGTGCGTGGGTGTGAGGGGCCCCATGCTCCGTGTAGACGGGGTATTTTCGTCGTGCTGCTGTGGCAGATGCGCTTCGCTGCGGATGCGGTAGTGCTGCTGAGCGCAGATTGTAAGCCCCCCTGTAGTCCCCCCGTGGTTTTGAGGGGATGAAATTGCCCTTACCGGGTGCAGGGCTCAGCTGCATCGTCCGGCTGTGTTTGGCTCGGAGTTGGGGGTCTTTGCTTGCGGGGGTTGGGAGTGCCCCGCGTGCGCTTACGGGGGCTAGTGTTTTTCTGGTTTAGCGCTATACTGTTCCATGTCAATCATCCACGTCTGATTGGCCGAAGCGCTGGAGGTCACCACCTCGCGGCGCTTTTTCTTTGCCGCTAAGTGTATTTCTTGTCCCACGTTTCGCCAGAAAATACGCCGGGAGTCGCCGGTGTTCTCTCCGCCTATCCGGCGGACGTTTTCTCGCGCGCGTGTTTAGGCTGCGCGCCATAGACGCGCGCGTTGGTGTGCGCGGGGAGGACAACATGGCGACGAAAAACCAGGACACGCAGCCCGCGGCCAATCCGCTGACCACCCCGGAGAAAACCGGCGATCCGGCGCTCGATCAGGCGACCGGGGCCGATCAGTTGCCCGCCAAACAGGACACGCCGGACCCGGAGACCGCCGGGAAGCCGACGCCGTTGCCGAAACTGAAGGCAAAGAAGGTCTCGGAGCGCGACGCGCTACTGACGCTTTGCTTCATCGTCCGCGACAACCTGCCCGGCGATGCGCCGTATGCCCGCGACCGGATCGATCTGCTCCTGGAAGCGCTCGGCGTCGATGAAGCCGACGTGCAACGCATCCAGACCGGCATCACGGACCGCACCGCCGCCTCGCTTGAGCGGCTTGCGAAGTTGGACCGGGAGGATCGCGCACGCGGCGTGCGCTAACCATGCTCACGATTCCCGGATTGCCGACCGATTGGGTTGCCCGCGACGGGACAACCATGGATTTGTCCGTGGTTCCGGCCGCGCCGACCTCGGAAAACGATCCGGATCGCGCCAAAAAGGTCAAAGCGTGGTCCCGGTGGGGCTCGGAAGTCTTCCGCTACCGCCGGATTCGCAAGATCGAGTGCCGCGATCCCGTCCAGCAGAAGATCGAGCGGGAAAAATGCCGGCGCTACGGCCCGAAATACGTCATTACGATGTGGTGCTGGGTCAATGAGCCCCGCAAGCGCCGGTTTTCCGAGGTTTGGGACAAGATTGCCCCGCCGGGCGAGGAACCGGAGCACCCCGGCTGGCTGCCCGCGATCCCGTTTCCGTTCCAGATCGCCTTGTTGGACTGGTTCGAAGCGCGATTGGCAGGCACCGGCGCCGATGCGAACGGCATCATCAGCAAACCGCGCGATATGGGGGCCTCCTGGTGGATCTGTCTCGCGATGATGAGCCATTTCCTCTTCGACGGGCAGTTTTCCGGCAAGTTCATCAGCCGCAGGGAAGATGAAGTCGACAAAACCGGCAAGCTGAACTGCCTGATGGGACGGCTGAGCTGCCATATCGTCACAAATCGCTGGCCCGCCTGCACCTTTCCCGCGTTCTTGCGGCCGTCCGGCTGGGTCGATTCGGTCCACCGGCAGCAGTTGCAGATCCTCCACCCCGAGAACGAGAACATCTTCTCGGGGGAGTCGACGAGCAGCCGATCCGGACGCGGCGACCGCTCCGATACCGGCCTCGTGGACGAAGCGGCACACATCCCGGAGTTGCGGGAACTGATCGGCGCGCTTTCCCAGACCGTCGATCACCTGATCTTGATTTCCTCCGAGTATGTCGGGACGACCGACCACTGGGGCGAGTACATCGAAGCGATGCAGCGGATCAATCCCGATTCGGTGCTTGAGCTCGAATGGTGGATGCATCCGTTCCACGATCAGACCTATCTCGACCAGGAACGGGAGCGGATGCAGGACGACGAGGCGTTCGCCCGCGAGATTCTCCGTGATCGCTACGCCGGCACCTCGGGCTGGCTGTACGAGCTGGCCCGCGACATCGAGCCGCTGGAGGTCATCCGGGAGCATCAGGAAGGCACGATCCACGTCTGCGGCTTCGATCCGGGCCAGGACGATGAAACCGCGCTCGCGTCCGTGATGCTCGATTCCGCGTTCGGCCGCGATACGGTGCTGGAAGCCTATGCCCGGCGCGGCAAAACGCCGGAATGGTGGGCGGCGCTGATTCTGGGCTGCGATCCCGACGATCCGGCGCTGGAGGAGTATCACCTGCAATTCACGATCCGGGAGCGGGAGCTTGCCGAGTGGTTCCGCTCGATCCCCCAGCCAGTCATCTATGGCGATCCCTATGGCGACAACTCGCCGATCCGCAAGGGCCAGACCTACTACAACGAGATGCGCATCTTCGCGCTCAAGCACAACCCCCGGAAAGACGAGGACGGTCAGCCGCTGCCGCTCGTGATCATCTGCGGGACCGACAACGACCAGCGCCATTTCCAGCAGCGGCGCTTGAAGACGATGAGCTGGCTACCGCGCGTCGACTGGAATCCGATCCCGGATGTCATCAAGACCCTGCACGCGATCAAGAACAGCAAGTTCGACGATCCGGACAAAGCCCGGCAGGCGGAGCAGAAGGACGCCAAGCACGACGGCCTCAGCCACCGGCGGACGAGCATCGAGTTCGTCGCCGTGAACCTGGAGATCGCCTATCGCTTCGGCGTCGGCCGGAACGCGCCGTATCGCGGCGATGCCGGAACCCGGACCACGAAGGTGCGTGAGCTCCCGCCGGTGCGCGACGAACAGAAACAGAGGGTTGCTTAATGGTTGCGCCGCCGATGATGCCGCCTGGCGCTCCGCCGGGATTGCCGCCGATGGGAGGACCGCCGCCGGGGATGCCGATGCCGCCGCCGGAGGTCGATCCGACGCAGATGCTCCCGCCCGATCCGGCGATCCAGGTCCTCCAGATGCTCAATGCCGTGGTCGAGACGGAGGGCGAGCAGGCGGCGTCCGAGAAGCTCCTGACGCTGCCGCCGGCCGTGATGGACGCGCTCTGGCAACTGGCGGCGAACGCGCCGGACCTGGCGGACCTGCTCGACCGGCTGATGCCGACGACGCCGGAGCCGGTGCAGTATCCCCGGAACTTCATCGTGCCGCCGAAACCGGACGCGGCGACGATCCTGATGCTGGCCGGGCAGGACGAGCAGTTCTACCAGGACTACCGCGAAGAGGTGCGCGTCAACCTCGGGATCTACAACGCCCCGGCGACGGGGGAAGCGAAGGGCGTCTTTCGCAACTTCGACCCGGCCAAAGAGGAAGCGTTCATCTCCGGCTCGCTAACGCACGAAGTCAACACGATCAAGAACCAGATCGCGGCGGCGCGCTTGACCTTCCAGATTCCGTATGCCGATCCGGCGCTGGAGAACGACACCCAGAAGGTTGAAGACGCGCTCTATGCCTGGGAGGCGGAGGAAGCGCGGCGCTACCAGGTGGCCGGGAACAACCCGATCCGGCATGACGAGGCGTTCTACCTGCTGGTCTGCGGCATGGTTGCCTGGCGGACCGGCCTCAAGCCCGACGATCCGGATCATCCGTTCGACGATGCGCTGCTCAGCCCCTTGACCGTCTTTCCGGTCTGGGACGAGCGCGGCTTGTGCCGGGTGACCCGCAAGTACAGCGATACCGTCGCCGCGGTGCTCTCCTGCTATGGCGATGCGGACGGCAAAGCGCGCAAGCGGATCATGCAGGCGACGAACGGCAATGTTCTGAAGTCGACCGGAGAGAAGCGGTTCTACTCGATCGATGACCGCGTGCTCTGCACCACGTATACGGACCGCTGGTGGTACGCCGTCTATCTCGACGGCATCGAAGTGATCCCGCCGACGCCGCATCGCTACGGCTACGTGCCCTATGTCATCGCCAAGAGCGCGATCGGCGAGCCGATGGCATTGGAGGACGTCCACTACAAGGGCATGACGACCGCCGGGACGAGCATGGGCCAGCAGTTGCGGATGAAATACAAGTTCGTCTCGCATTTCCAGTTCCGGAAGAAGTCGTGGGAGTACGAATCGGCCTACGGCACCAAGCTCTACAACATGATGTCGATCGTCGATAAGCCCGATTTCTGGATCGAGCAGGACGAGTACGCCAGTGCGTCCGGCACGCCCTCGGTGAAAACCGGCGGCGGCGGCAACAACATGAACCCGACCCAGATGAACCATGAGAAGCCGGTGCCGATCATGGCGTCGCCGAATGCGGCGCTGATCTTGCAGCCGATGGCCGCGATGTTCGGGCTTGAACGGCAGACCGGCGCGCTGCCGCTGGCCGCGATGGGCGTCTTCGAAAGCGCGAACGAATCCGGCAACGCGATGGAAGGCGCATCGGAGGCGGGCGGCGACAAGCGGCAGGTCCACCTCGACGTCCTGGAAGCGTTCCACGCCGCCAAGCAGGAGTTGCGGCTCAAGCTCTGGCGCGATTGGGGGCATCAGGTTGAAACCGGCGAGGACAGTTACGGCGAATTGACCGTGCCGAAGCCGAAGGACCGCCGCCGTTTCGGCGGACCGAACGCCGTCACGATCACGCCCGAGATGATCAAGCGGACCGGGACGCGCGTGGAATCCTCGTTGCGGCATATCCGGTTGCAAAACCTGGCGCCGCTCGGCAATGCCGCCTCGGTCTGGATGAGCAACAACGCGATGAGCGCGCGCGAAGCGATGGAGCTGCGCGGCGTGAGCGATCCGGACGCCGTGTTCTTGGAGCGGGAGTACGAGCAAGCGTTGCTCGATCCCGATCTGCAAAAGGTGCGGCGACTCATGATCTTACGGAAGCGCGATCCGGAAGCGGCCGCGCTCTATGAACGGCTCTCGGCGCAGAAGTCGCAGCCGCAGGGACCGCCGGGCATGGGCGGACCGCCCGAGATGGGAGGGCAAATGGACCCGAACACGAGCGCGATGAACCTGCAAGCGCTCGGGATGGGGCAGCAGGGGGCGACCGGACGGCCGATGGGGAGCGGCCCGCCGCCTCCGCCTCCGGGATCGATGGCGATACCGCCGCAGGGCGGCGCACCGTTTGGACCGTAGTTCTGTAGAAAGGAACGTTCATGGCAACACCACGACCGTCGTTCAACCAGCGCACCGGCAAGCCGGGAGATTGGATGTTGGGACCTGAGGCCCCCAAAGGGACATCGAAGGTGCTTCACAGTGTGGCTCGGGGATCGAGCAAATCCGCAGCGGCGGCGACGGCAGACGCGAACCGCAAGCGCGGGCGGGATCAAGCAACGGGGTTGATGAATGCCTCGACGCTGACGCCCCGGCCGGCGCCGCCCGCGTACACGCCGGTGAACGCCCCGGTCAACAATCCCGTGCGTCCGACCGGCATTGCTCCGCCGGTGGCGCTCTCTCCGTCCGGACCGGGCTATGACGTGAGCGCGGCGTCGGCGCTTCCCGGCGGATCGTTCACGGGAGCGTCGACCGGGGGAACGGGCGGCACCGGCGGACTCACCGCGCCGCTCACCGGACTTGCCGGGAGCTTCGATCCGGCGCTGCTTCAGTACGTCTACGCCCAGCCTGAGTTGATCCTCAAGCAGTTGATGACGAACAACGGGCAGTTGCCGTTGACGCGGAACTCCGGCTTGTTTACCGCCGGAACGCCGTATATGGATGCGTTGATGACGATTCTGCCGCTCGCGTTCGGCGGGAACGGCCAGCCGGATTCGTCGTCGGCGATCAACTGGCTCGGTCAGCAGATGCAGTCGGGGATGACGCCCGGCGGGCAGGGCATCAACTTCGGCGGCGTGCTCGATGCCGCGCGCTCGCAGCTGGGCGATCCGTCCAGCGCGGCGGCGCAGTATTACAACGCTCCGGGGATGGACCCGCTCGACCAGATCAGCAAAATGAAGGAATTGGTGCTCGGCGCCGGAAGCATGGGACTTGCGCCGCAGTTCCAGACCGCGCTCAAGAACGCGCTCAACACCGCGTCGCTGAACTACATGAGCCAATTCACCACCGGGCAGAACAGTCAGAACTTCGCGCCGTGGTTCCTCAATAGCGACTACCTCAACGGGTACTAGGAGGAAGCGACGATGCCGGCCGCAAACCCGTACGGAAACGCCTACTACGATCCCGGGAGCCTCTACGGCTCGCCGACCGACTATTCCACCGCGCCGATCGTTGCCGGTCCCGGCGGGTTTCTCTCCGAGAACCCGCAGGCGGACTGGACGCGCTTCATCGCGCCGTTCGCTTCCGGCAACGATCCCTTCTCGACCTGGGTCCGCGCACAGTACAGCCGCGCCTACCAGGGCTACAACGCCGCGCAGGCAACGAATCCGAGCCTGCTCTTTGGCCACGGCGACAACAACTATCTGAGCCAGCTCGGGTCGGACTTCTTCGCCAACCAATGGAACCGGCTCTCGTCCGAGCAGCGGGGACTCAATCTCCCGCGCTACGGCGCCGGCCGCACGCAATGGCTCAGGATGTAGCGCATGGGGATCTACCAAGCGCGCGGCGGCGGGCGAATCGTCAACGCTGAACCGTTTGTGCCATCGATGCCTGGCGTCGTCGATGCTCGGCAGACGGATGGCCCCGGCGGGAAGCGCGTGACGGTCTTCGGACTCCAAACGCGTGATGGTTGGCTCTTCCCGCAAATCGGCGATTGGGTGATTACTGACGCGGACCGGCGGAAGTCCGTGGTCTCGGCCGCGGACTTCGCCGCTTCGTTTGAAGAAGTGAGCACGTAACGTGGATACCTGGGCGATCCCCGGAAGCGCGGGCATTGGAGCGGCGCTCAAACAGATGGGTTGGGATGAGCCGTCCGTTCCCGGCCGCAAACCGGGGGAGCCGTTCGCGCTTTCGGGATCGAACCAGTATGGGGTAGGCGAGCCGCGTTGGCCGATGTTCGGGATCACGCCAACCGAGGTCAAAGACGCGCAATACGGCGCGAACATCGCTCAGCAGAACTACGAATCCCGCGTCGCGCAGCAGCAAGCGGCAATGGGCGGCTCGACCGGAGCCTACAGTTCCGGAACGTCAGTCGGTGGCGACTGGTCAGGGGTCGAGCGATGGAACGCGCTGATCTCCCAAGCTGCCTCGAAATACGGCGTCGATCCGAATCTCGTCAAGGCATTGATGAAACTGGAAAGCAACGGCGATCCCAACGCGGCCGGGAGTGCTGGCGTGTGGGGACCAATGCAGGTCAATTCAAATCCTGACGCCTGGGGTTACGGACCCTGGTCGTATGACGCAGCGGCCAACATCGATAAGGGCGTTCAAATCCTGAAGTACTACCTCGATGCAAATAACGGGAACATGTTTGAAGCGTTGCGCGGGTATCACGGCTATGGGTGGGACGGAAAAACAACTGACGATCAATACGCCAATATCGTCATGGGCAACTACAACACTCTGAGAGCGTACGGAACGACGGCAGGCACCGGCATTGGTGGCGGCATACCGTCTGGAGGAACCAGCAACGCGATTCAGTCGATGTTCGGGACTGGAACTGTTCCCGATTGGGGCGAGTTCGGCGTGGAATCCGGCAACGGCCTGTATGACTACGGGAAACTGTATGGCCTGAGCGGGACGCAGCATACCGGCGCCGACGTTCCAATGAATGTGGGAACGGCATACCGTGCTCCGATGGGTGGCGTGGTGATGTGTGGCGGCACCGGGGTCGGCACTGACTCCGGAGGTGGAACGTGCTCGTCGTTCAATGACTACTACGGCAACGGCGCGGGCCGCGTGGAAGTGATGCTCGATAACGGAGCGGTGCTGATCTACGGTCACTCAAGCACGAGTGCCCTCCGTCCCGGTCAGCGGTTCACCGCCGGGACCGTGCTCGGTACGTCGGGCGGAATGAACAGTCCCCACATTCACCTTGAAGCACGGGTCCGCGATGCGAGCATGCCATCCGGTTGGCGGATCGTCGATCCTCGTTCGGTGCTCGGTGGCGGTTCGTACGGTGGATCGTACGGCACGCCCCCCGCGCAGACGACACAGGCTGCGCCGTCGCGCTTCGGATTCACCAACTTCTGGCTCAACCAATATGGACGATAGGGATGATGCTAACTCCCGACGCCCGTCATCTCGGCAAGCCAAATCAAATAGGAATCGATCGTGTAGGGGTCGGTCATCTCCCACGGCCACGGAATACGGTTGTAGCCGTATTGGTTTTGGAATGCCGTCGCAAAGGGCGGGGCAAGACCAAGGGCAACGCTGGTCGTGATCGAAAGAATCGCAGCATCACGTCGATTCACATACCAATAGAAGTACGTTGCAAGACTTTGGTTCTTCGGATCGAGCAAATAGGCAGTCGCGCCTTGTTCATAGGTGTTTCGAATCGCGCCCCAGTACGCGCTTTCGTCGTAAAGGAAGTCCGGCCAAATGATTGGTTCTCCATCGAGCGCTCGTTCTTGGATAGTGTTTCCACCGCCACGCCACGTGAGCGTCGAATCATCGATGTTATAGATGAAGACGCCAGTCAGGCGTGGATCGGAAAACATGGTTCGCAGATCCGCGAGAACCAACTTCTGTCCGGAGATCACCGCATCCGAGAGATCGGAAGGAATTTTGCGCGCGAACGAGCGGTCATCTCCCACGTTCGCTACAGTCCATTCGCCAGAAGCGAGTTGACGGCAGCCGAATATCTCTGCGGTCGCACTGAAGTCGAGACCGCTTTGGGTGATGTTGTTAACCAACTGATCATCACACCCATTTGTGATGGCCTCGATGCCGACCGGGGATATGGATGCGAGAAACAGCACCATACCCGCAATGACCAGCAACCGCGTCATGCCCGACTCCTCGTGATAGGAAGGTAACGATGGCTCCATTGGCGCCGACACTACGACGTCCGGGCGGGATCGTCAATCGTCAGATTGCAGGACCGCCGATTCCGCCGCGCCAACTCGTCGCGAATGCCATCGTGGGCGCGGCGATTCAGGCGGCGTCTCAGCCGAAAGCCCAGCAAGCGGGACCGCCGCCGCCGCAGTTCGGACCCGGGAATCCGACGATGCTCTACGGCCAGAGTACGCCGTTCTCCGCGCTTCCGACACAGGGACCGGTCATGCCGCCGCCGGTGTTTGGTCCCGGTAACCCCACGCAGCTGTACGGGCAGTTCCGGCCAAACATGGCAACGCCGCCGATCATGCTGGCTGATGGCGTGCCGCTGCAAACCGTGCCGGGACCGCCGGGCACGAACATTGGTGGACCGGTCTACGCGGCAACCCCCGAGTCGGCAGCGACGCAAGCCAACCTCTCGACGACTGTTGATCCACGGCAACGGCGCCGCTTCGAGACCGCGACGCGTCAGCTAGCCCAGCAACAGGATGCCCGTGCCGCCGCCAAGATGGAGGACGCACCGACCATCACCGCGCTTGATCAGGTGACCCCGGATTTGATCGAGTACCTGAGTCCGGACCTGGCGGAGTTCGTCATGGACTATCAGAAGGAGATGGCGGCGAATCCGGACGTGGAACCGCTGCAATTCCCGCCCGACTATCCGATGCTCGTCCGGATCAACAACGAACTGGCGGAACGCTGGGGCATGTCGCCGGAGGAACTGGCACGATCGAAAGCGACCCAGGACTTCGAGGATAACCCGTTTGGCACCACGAATCTCGGGCCGGTCCCGGTCCCGAATATCGCGCTCTCCGGGCTTGAAGATGTCATGGCGGTGATGGATGCCCCGCGCCGGGCCAATGTCGGACGCGCCGGCGAAGATGCCTACAAGGTGGCGAACGGCCAAGAGCAAAGCGCGATCGGGCAGTTCCTCACCTGGTTTCCCGGCAAAACCGACTTTGAAGCGTGGATGCGCGATCCGGCGAACGCGCCGGTCATCAAGAACGCCTACGAAAACGGGTACACCGCCTCCAACGGCATGCAGTTCTCTGGCGGCGAAGCGGTCTGGGAAGTCTTCATCGATGGCGAATCGCGCTGGAAGCGCGGCGTCTACGATCTCGCCTATGACCCATTGACCTATGCCGGTGCGGCGGCGAAACCGCTGGAAGGCGCGGCCGCGTTCGCGGAAGGCGTCGGGCCGACCTCGAAAACCGGGAAAGCGCTCGCCGGCATCCTGACTGGCGCGGCAAAGGCGGCAAGTGTGCCGGATGTGGTGCTCAACCAAGCAGCCGACAAGGCAATTAGCGGCACGCTCGGCGCGGTCAAGGAGGGATTGCTGAACGTCCCGCTCTTAGGGCATCTGGCGAAGGATGCCCCGGCCACGGTTGGCGAGGATGCCATGACCCGGCGGATGCGAGCGCTGATCTTCGGTGATGCGTCGCAAACGCTTCCCGAGGGGATGGCACCGACCACGAAGATGGGCGGCATCCCTGAGCCGAAACCGGGGCCGGTCACGCCGGCCTTGGCTGCCGGCGAGCTGCCGCCACCGGGGACGCCGAATCCCAACGTGCTCACGCCCAGCCCTTTCGGGGAGATGGAGGTCCGGCCGGACGGCACGGTGCTCTCGAACGATCCGCGTTCCGCCATTCCGTTCGATTCGTTGGGCACACCCGCCGAACGCGCTCCGGTGTCGGATCTGACCGCACGCCCAGCGCCCGAGCGCGAGGTCACCGTCACGCCGCTTCGCCGCGGCTACAGCTACGTCGGCGAGGCGCGCGAGTTCCGGGTTGCCGAGCGGGGCATCGGCGAGAGCAAAGCGTTCACGGTCGAACCGCGCCAAACGAGTGGCCGCTATGGCAAGGCGGTCGGCTCGTTCGCGACCTACGACGAAGCGGTGGGCGAGGCCACAAGCCGGATTCGCGGCGAGCCCGCGATCCCGCGACCGGCGCCGAGCGCCCAGGCACTCCCCACCCCAGACGTTCCGGAACCGCGTCAAGCCGACCTCACCCCGCCGGTAGCGGAGGGTGTGACCCGTCCGTCGCCACGGCTGATGACGGCGGCGGAGCGGGAGATCGGCTTGCGAGAAGGCACGGTGGCCGCGACCGATCCCTTCGAGGGTGGGACCCGGCTGGTCGACAAAGCGGCGCAGCTCGGGCAGCAACCGGAGCATGCCGCCGCCTACGAGCGGTTTCTTGCCGATGGTGTACCGACGCCCGAGCAAACGGCGGAACGCACCCGGATCGAGGGAATGCCGTATGACCGCGCCACGCCGGCGCAGAAAGCGGAGAAGCGGCTCTACCAGGTGCTTGATGGGGCGGAATCGGTTGCGAATACGACCGGACCGGCCTTTCGCCGTAACTTCCCGGATGAGCCGATCGATATCCCGGTCACGGAAGGGCGGTATCGCGGAGACACGAGCAGCGGGCGCATCACCTTCACAAAAGAGAATGACCGCTGGCTGCTTCAGGAATACATCCTGAATGGGCGGCAAGAAGCGGGCAACGAACTCAACCGCCGGTATCGCGGAACGGTGTGGATCGACGATCTGCTCTCCCGGGCGGAAGCGGCGCGCCAGAAGATCGAGGCGTTGCGCGGTCCGGACGGCGAGCCGGTCGGCATCGTCGATGAGCGCGTGCGCGGGATGCTCGGATTCGATCCGCAAACCGCGCCGCGCCCGATGACGCAGCCGAGCCCGCGCACCGAGGTTCCCCCCGACGTGCAAGCGGTCCTCGATGAGCCGATCACACATCCCGACTACGCGGACGCGGGCCATACCACGGGAACGCTTGCCGATGCGCTGACGACCGAGGCGCGAGCGGATCAAGCGGAAGTTGAGCGCCTTGTCAAAAACGGCGTGGAACCGGAATTGCCGGCGCGGGGCAAACCGAAGGGCGGGGTTACCGCATCGACGATGACCGTCAAGGTTGACGGCGAGAACGTGCGGCAACCGGTCTCGACCGTGCGCAATCCGGGGCAGCGCCTCGCGGAACTGCTCCTGAAGTGGGAGCCGTACGGCAACATCCAGACGGCTGACCCGCGCACGCTCGCGATTCACCGGATCGGCCAGATCAGCCGGGAGGAAGCGAACCCGAAACTGTTGCGGCGGAAGCCGTTGCTTGCCGATCTGTTCGAGAGCGCGGTTTACCGGACGCCGCGCTCCTTGCTGCTCGCCGACCCGGTGACGAGCTGGGGCTACACCGGCCGCAACATCATCGGCAATACCGGGTTGTCCTCGATCGGGCTGAAAGGGCAGGGGATCAATGCCCGGCACGCGCTAAACGTCCGTGAGATGGTTGGCGTCGGCAAGAACGTCGAGCAGAGCGTGGTCGGCGATCTCTTGGCCGATACCTTCGGCGAACCGGCGCGGGCACTTGGGGAAACGATTGCCGGCCGCTCGTCCAGTCTCGACATCCTGGAACGGGGCGCGAGCACGCCGACCCGCGATCTCTTTGGCAAGCTCGGGCTCGGCAAGATCGCGCAAGCCTACGACTGGAAACGAGGGATCGACACCACCATCGAGCGGTCGATGAAACTGGGCGGCGCGTTCAAGCCGATGTTCCGGGCATTTCTGGGCGAAGAGATCGACCCGCTCGCCCGCGACGTCGGGACCCTGGCGGCATCGCGCAACATCCCGATCGATGCGGCGACCGTAGCCGATGCGATCTGGAACGTGCGCACGCCGGCCGGCGGTCTGTCCCGGCACGATGTCTACGACGTGCTGTACCGGCTGGCGACCGAAGCGGGGACCGAGGATGCCGTCGCTCGCAATTGGGCCGATTTCGGGAGCCGGACCTGGGCGAACAAAGCGAAGACCGCGTTCGAGCGGGCAGTGGAGCAGACGAACCGCATCTTCCCGAGTCGGCGAATGACGAATCTGGACCGCTATCTCAGCTACGCGGTGCTCTTCCACATGTGGCCGACCCGCGCCGCGAAGTTCGTCTTGGAGGAATCGATCCGCGATCCGCGCTTGCCGCTTTGGTGGTACCGCGCGCACGAGGGACTCGAACGCCTCTCGGAAGAAGAGGGCACGCCAAGCAGTGCGCGGGGCTGGATCAAGCTCGGGCTCTCGACGCTCGGCTACGCGCTCTACCTCGATCCGGCGGCGGCGTTCATGCTGACCCAGCTGCTACCGGAGCGGCCGGACTATGGTGACCCCGAGGGGGAAACCGATCTCGGGCACGCGCTGAAATGGATCAAGGGCAAAACCGGACTCTCACCAACGCCGTTCATCGACGCGATGATCAATATCAGCGGGCTTTACGGCGATGACTTTCTGCCTGACCCGTTCCCCTCCCGCTCGAAGGAACTGGCCGGGGCGGCGATCGACGTGCTGATGACGCAAACCGGGCACGGGATGGGCACGCCGATCTACGATCAGGCGATGGCGAAGCTGCGGGCCTGGGGATCGGGCGCACTCGGCATCTCGCCGCAACCCTATGTCGATCCGGCCGGCAAACGCTCCGACCCGATCGCATCGATGGTGCTGCAACAGAATCCCGACTTGGCGGAGCGATTCCGGAACCCCGAGACGCTCGCGGACGCGGAGGCCGAGCTTGCGGCGATCATGGACGATACGAACGACGATCCGCGTCGGGAGAAGGCGGAGCGCGCGGTCGCCGGGATGGGCCTCTACACGCAGGTGTTCAACGCCTTCTCGCCGTTCGGCATCCGCTCCAAGAACCTGACGCGGGAATCGATGATCGATACCGCCAAGGATGCGCGCGAGATTCCGTACGAGATGCGCACGCCGCAACAACAAGCCGACGTCGATGCGCGAAACTTTGTCACCACGACGCCCGAGGCGATGGGGCCGAAAGCGGAACAGGACCAATACGGGCAACTCGGCACGGAGCGGGAGCGGGAGATCGCCCGGAACTGGAACCTGCTCGCCTTTGCCGGGTCAGAGGAATTCCGGCGGAAGTACAGCAGCGGCTATGTGACCGGCATCAGCGGCGAACGGATCTCCGTCGATCAGTTTGTGCGGATGACCGAGGAAGAGCGCGTGGCAGTCGCCGATGCCTACCTCGACCGCAACGGCTACACCGAGGAATACGGCTCGATCCGCGACGCGCAGGCCGCGTTCAAAGACACGCATCCCGCTTACAAGGGCTACACCGAGTTCGCGAAGACGGCGCGGGACTATCCGGGCGGGATCAAAGCGTTCCGCGAGCAGATGATGCGGGCCAGCCCCGCCTATCGCCAGTACATCGGCCACCTGCCGCAAGCGACGCGGAGCAACCCGGCAAAGCTCGATGACGACTCGATCTCGATGGATGCGTATCTCGCGGCGCGGGGCACCAAGGCGAGCATCTACGCGCCCAACCTTTCCCAGGACAACGAGAACTGGGCGAACACGGAACTACTGCTCAACGCACTCGGGGGCAGCAACGGCAAGACGAAAGCGGCCTACGACCTCAGCACACCGGAAGGGAAGCTGGCGAGCCTGAAAGACAAACTGGCGACGTACGACAGCGATATGGCCGCCTACAACGCCTCGGCGCTGGGGGTGACCAACGGGGTGCCGTTCGAGACGCTGGCGCCGCAATTCGCGACCGTGGCGACGAACCAGCTTGCGGCAAGGGGGATCAAGAAACCGGCGACGCCCGAGATCGTCGCGGCGTATCTGCTCTGGAAGACCTACCAACAGCCGGGAGCCGATACGAGCCCGGAGGCCTATATCCGCTTCCTCACCGAGTACGAGCAGGCGGCGACGGTGCCGGCGGCTTAGTTCCCCCAGCGTTCCTCATCGGAGACGAGCGGCTTGGGGCCGTGGCTCGGCTTCCAGATGGCATCCGTCGTCTTCATCCGGGCCGCGAACTCCAATTCGCTAATCGTTTCGCAGAAGTAGCATCCACGATAGTTGACTCGGAACGCGCTAACGTGCCGAAGGATAGGGCGACCGGCGCGTTCTGAGCACTTTGGACACTCCCGGAGATGGTCCATCGCGCCCGAGTGATCGATCGCGCCGTCAGGTTCCGTGCTCATGCTTCGGCCTCCAATTGCTCCACGCATTTCCGCGACAGGTTCTTGACGAAGGCAATGAGCTCATCGACACGCACGCGCGTTTGGTTCATGTCCGGGATGACGACGGACGACAGGGTTTTCGCCTTGATGAGCTTGTAGACCTGGGCGGTTGAGATCGAGAGCGCGTCGGCAACTTCCTCCGGTTTGAGAAGCAACTTCTGCATCGACGAATTCCTCCTGTTGCCACGAAGTTGATATGCGGGGAGTCAACCAGCGTCAATGGGCGTATCAACTTTTCATTGCTGAGTATATCAGAGTAGCGTCCGCCACGAGCGCGCAGGTGCGCGCAACCGCGTGGAGGACGCATGGACCACCAGGACAACTTCGAGCTCGACCCGAACGCCGCGATTGGCCAACCCGCCGCCGAGATGCACGAGGGGGCTCCTGCCTTCCCGGATGCGCCGGGCCTGGAGACCGCGCCGGAGCAATCGACTGAGCCGGAGATCGACTGGAAGGCGAAGTACGAGGCCGATGTTGCGGCCTGGCAACAAGAGACGGTTGCCGAGCGCCAACGCCGCGAAGCGCTGGAAATCCAGCAACAGCAACTTCTCGCCCAAGCCGGTCAAGCCGCCTGGCAGCAAGAGGAAGCGCGCGCCCAGCAGCATGCCAGCACGTTGGACTACGACTCGGCACTCGCCTTTATGCAGCAGTTCTATCGGGCACGCGAAGCTCGAACGATGCAATACGCCCAGAGCATCGCGCATTCCTCGGCCATGGAGAACTACGTCGGTCAGGTCATCAGCTATTGGGGCCTCAACCCCACGGATCGCGTGCGCCTCGGGAACGACCCGAACCAGATGAACGCGATCGCCGAATCGATTGTCGCCGAGCGCCAGTCCACGTCCTCCGAAGTCGCGCAACTGCGCAAAGAACTCGAACACCTCAAACGGGGTCAGCAAGCCCAGGCGGCGCTCAACAACCCGGCCTACCGGCAGGGTGGCGCGCGGCCGGCCGGGGCATTGCCGCCCGAGATCGAAAAGGGGTCGATCGATCACCTCCGGGTGGCGCTCGGTCTGCCTCTCTAAGCGTGAGATAGGAGCCCTCGATGACGACCTATGTTGGCGGCGGACAAGTTTCCAATGCCTATTCCGATGGGGTGAGCGGCGGATTCATTCCGGGCGATGCCGCAACCGGTCACCTGTTGCGCGACGTCTCCGACTTCATGAACGAGCTGGAGCCGACGAAAACGCCGGTGCTGTCGATGATCAAGAAGACGGGGACGGTCAGCCAGCTCAAGTACGAGTGGGGCCTGGAACGGCTCCGCCCGCACAGCTTCCCGCTGGCGAACAACCTGACCACGACCACGACCTCCCTCAACCTCGGCACCACCCACATCAAAAAGGTCCAGAAGTACATGGTGCTGCGGATCGTCAACCCGACGCTCGGCGACGAGATCGTCTGGTGCTCGGCCGATCCGAACCTCTCCGGCGGGACGATCACGATCGTGCGCGGCCAGGGCGGCACGAGCGATCCGGGATCGACCCATACGACGACCGCGGTCACGAGCATCGAAGTGATCGGGATCGCCGAGCCGATCACCGGCGTCGACCATGCGATCAGCCCGTACCTCTATGGCGATCTCTTCTGGAACACGATCCAGCGGTTTGCCGGCGGTCCGAAGATGGACAACATCGCCCGGTTCACCCCGGACCTGGAGCGCAAGGGCGACAAACTGCTCGGCCTGATCCGGGAAGAGGGGATCAACCAGAAGATCCTCCTGGAGAAAGCGATCCTCTTGGGCGGTCGGCAAGCCGGTGCGCCAAGCACGCCGACCCCGCCGCTGATGGGCGGCATCCGTTACTACCTCGGCACGGCCGATTCCAACAACAACGTCCGGACGGTCAGCGGCAACCTTGGGGTCTACGACTTCGAGGAAGTGATGGCGAACGTCTGGGGCCGCTACACCAACAACGTGGCGAAGAAATGCCTCGTCTCGATGAAGACGAAGCGAATCATCAACCGTCTACTCAACCCCTTCCGGGCGACCGATAACATCCAGAACACCGGTCTGAACCTCAAGTTCGACACCTTCAACCTCGAAACCGGCGACATCTCGTTCTTCGAACCGCATCCGTGGATGCCGGACGGCGAGATCTGGGGCCTGGACTTCGAGGGGATGGAGCTTGAGCACTACACCGGCGAAGGCAACGGCGATTGGCACGTTGAGATCAACGCCAAGGCCGGCTCCTACGAGTGGCGCACGCTCGTCGGCGTCAAGGGCTTCAAGTTCGAAGGCGAGCCGCGCTGCTGGCGGATCACCGGCTTCTCGACCGACCTCTCGCAATACCCGGCAATCATGTAGGTGGAGCGGGGCGGCGATGGGTCGCCCCATAAAGGAGCAGCAATGGCGTTCGCAGCGGACTGGCCGCGGGACCAGAAGACGGGGCAGATGCTCTCGAAGGACAAGATCGCGGAGCTCGGCTTGCCGATGCCGTCGCAATCGCAACCGGTCTCGCGCTCCAAGGTGCGGAAAGCGCCGGTGCGGCGAGTCGGCGAAGTGACCGTGAGCGATGACCGAGTGTTCGCCGAGGGTTTCCCGAAGCGTCTTTGGAACCTCGACTATCCCGGCGAGACGATCGCGGATCGGCGCACGTTCGGTCCGAAGGACGACCCGGCGACGGCGACGGAATACCAGTTCATCGACGGCGTCCTGACCGTCTTCACCCAGGCGGAGTACGAGGCCGTGAAAGCGATCTGCGGACCGCGCGTGGTGGACGAGGATCTGCCGGCGGACGCCGAACCGTTCAGATGCGAGCACTGCGGGAAAGCGACCCGCTCATCCCGGTTTTTCAAGAAACACCTGGCGAAGCACCCCTAACGAGACGAACCCCGGACCGGGCGCCAACCCGTGAGGGGACTATGTGAAAGCGAGCAAAGACCATGGCGGCTGTCTATAGCGCGAAACGAACCTATCCGCTGCTGCCGAGTGCGGCGCGCACCGACCACACGACCGGCAATCAGGTCACCCAGACCAATGGTGGCGTGTACAAAGGTTTGCGCCTCACCATCGACATCTCCGCCGTCGGCACCGTGAGCATCACGTTCACGATCAAGGGGGTCGATCCGATCTCCGGCAATGTCTACACGTTGCTTGCCAGCGCCGCGAAGTCGTCCACCGGGACATTCACGATGTTGATCTATCCGGGCTGCGTCGCCGTCGCGAATGCCGTGCTGAACGAAGTGCTGCCGTCGCGCTGGGTGCTGGTGCCCTCGGGGACCATCGATACCGCGACCTACTCGGTGCATGCCGAGCTGATCCCGTAGGCGGAGGGCAGCATGGCCAAGCACGACTACCCGGATGTCGACGGCTGGAGCGTGGCCTACGAGGAACGCGAGAACGGCCATCAGTTCACCTTCACGAAAGCCGACCGCAAACCGGTGGTCATTCGCGGCGGCAGCCAAACCGACCCGGCGGTCATCTACGAGCGGGGAGTGCGGGACGTCTATCTCGAAGACGTCCGGCTCAGCCCGCCGGATGACCTCGCCATCTGGCAGGAGCGGCTCGCGGCGGCGGAGAAGGCCGTCACGAAACGGAAGTTCCTGGCCGGGATCGACAAGGGACTCCACCGCAAGGACCCACGCTACCTGCTCGAACGGGGCACGGCCGCGGGCCTGACGCTCGCCGAGATCAACGAGATCGACGCGGAGCTACGGGGGTAGACGATGGCGACTGGAACCTTCCTCTGGTTCGGGAACTTCTTCCTGGCGGCACTCAACAAAGAGGTCGACCTGAACTCCGACGTCATCAAGTGCATGCACACGTCGGCGACCCCGAACCAGGACACCTGGGACTACAAGGACGACGTGACCTCCGAGATCACCGGCACCAATGTTCCGGCCGGCGGGTTCACCTGCGACAACGTGACGGTGACCTATACGGCGGGCACGAACGTGGTGAAGGTCGACCACGACGATGAGGTGATTTCCAGCGCCACCGCGACCGGGATCACCTCCAGCGTTTGGTACGACTCATCGCCCGGTAGCGACGCGACCCGGCCCCTGATCGGCTATGTGACCTGGAGTGGGGCGCTCAGCCCGAGCGCGGGCACCCTCACCTTTACGATCGACTCCGCCGGTTTGGCAACGATCACACCCGCCTAGTGGACACGAGCGGAGCCGGAGCGATTCGGTTCCGCGCTGATCGGGACCTTGATGGCATTTACCTTCCGTGCGCTCTCATCTCAACAGGGGTCCGGCACCTCGTCGGTTGTGACGAAACCGGCAGGCACCGCCTCCGGCGATCTGTTGCTTGCCGCCGTGGCGATCAGCACGAGCGCAAGCGTCACGCCGCCTGCCGGATGGACGCTGATCAGGACGGACAACGTTAATTCAGCGGTCTACCTCCACACGTTCAGCCTGGTTGCAGGCGGTAGCGAACCCGCGTCCTACACGTTCACCTTCGGCGCTTCCGTAAACCACATCACCCATATCAACGGGTTCGCGGGCGGCACGAATCCCTCTGTCGACCTGAGTAGCGGCAATACCGGGGTGTCCTCGTCGTGGACGGCAACCGGTGTGACGACGTCGGCGGCGAATGATCTGTTGCTCGGTGTGTTCAGTGGACAATCATCCTTCGTGGTCACTCCACCGTCGGGGATGACGGAATCGGGCGATCTCGCACAGGGAACCCAGTTACGGCTGGAATGTGCCTACCTCTTGGACGCCGGAGCCGCTGGCGCAACCGGGAATAAGGTTGCGTCCGGGCAAGCTACGTTCTTCGCCGCGCAACTGATCGCGGTCAAACTCGTCGGTTCGGTTGATGCAACCGGTACGGCAACGGTCGGCACGGCGGCCGCAGCGGGCGGATCGCAGGCAGCTTCGGTGACCGCGACCGGCACGACGACGAAAAGCAATGCCGCCGCGTCCGGCAACGCGCAGATGGCATCGGTCTCCACACCGGCAACCGGGGTCACGACCAAGAGCAACGCGGCGGCATCTGGCGGCGCACACGGCGCGAACGCAAACGTGCTGGCGACGACAACGAAAAGCAATGCCGCCGCCGCCGGTGGCAGCCATACCGCCGCGACGTCGTACACAGGAACGACAACCAAAGGCACGGCAGCGGCGTCGGGCGGAGCGCACACGGCGCAATCCTCGGCAACCGGAGCCGTCACGAAAGGATCGGCGTCTGCCGCCGGCGGTGCGATAACCGCGACGATCGGGTATGGGGCAACACTCACGCCGGGGTCTGCGGCGGCGGCAGGCGGACTGCTCAGCGCATTCATCAGCAATGACGCCCTGATATCCACCGGAGCCGCAAATGCTGCTGGTGGCGACCACGTTGCGACCGCCATCGCCGACGCGCTCGGCCTGATCGCCGCCGGGTTTGCCTCCGCGCGCGGCGGTCTTGTCACCGCCGACATCTTCCGGCTGGCCCGCCGCTACACCCAACTTGGCGGCAACATTGTGCAACTCGGGTCCCGCGTGCCGCTCGGCTACGAGTCGCTTTCCATCCAAGAGGACAGGGTATGAGCACGTATCCGGCGGGGCAACCGATCGTCTCCGGGTTCTGGACCGGTGTCTCGGGCGAGGCGATCACCGTCAACGTGAGCCGCGATCCGAACGGCGATCCATTCCTCATCTTCCCAGACAACTTCACCGACCTGGGCGGCGGCGATTGGCTGCTCACCTTCACCCCGGACACGCCCGGGAACTGGTACGCGCGCGGGATTGGCGCGACCAGCGGAGAAGGATTCGTCGGCAATTGGGATGTCGATCCCGCCGTCGTCAGCCCGGCCGCGCCCGTCGTCTCGACCTCGGGATCGTCGCGCCAGGAGTTGCGTCGGATGATCGGGCGGCGCTTGCCGGGCGAGCAGTTCACCGCGCTGACGGCGACCGGCGGCAGTACGACCGATTTCAAGGACACCGAGAACGCTCAGGGGCCGAACGATGCCTACAAAGGCAGTGAGCTCTACATCGTTTCGGGGAGCGCACTGAACGTCGGGAAGACGCGGCGCGTGCAATCGAGCAACCAGATGCTCGGGCAACTGAACTGGGGCACGCCGCTGCCGGCCGCGATCGGCGTCGGTGACAACGCCGAGCTCTGGAACGTGCGGGGCGTCGGCACAACCGCCGTGCAGGTGAACGACGCGATCAACGACGCGATCATGATGGCCCGGAAACATGCCTGGATGCCGATCGAAGCGAACGTCTCGCTGGCATTCGATCAGGATTCGCCGACCGTGACGCTCCCGGGCACGATCACCAAAGGCTTTTTCGGGCTCGACTTTCAGGACTGGCAGTACCCGGATAAGTGGCACGAGATCGACGGCGGCGGAGAGTTCCCCCGAGTCGGCTGGTGGTACGACCGGGGCGCGGGCAAGATCGTCATCGGCGGCTATTGGGCGAATGCCGCCAACGGGCGCACCCTGCGCGTGCGGGGCTACGGCTTCCCAGCCGTTCTCAACGCGGACACCGATACGACCTCAATCGATCCGGAATGGATCGTCACCGAAGCCGTCCGCATCCTCCTGCAAAAGAACGTCATGAAAAACGCCGACAACGAGCGCTGGTTCCAACCGGCGAGCGCGGAATCGGCGGTGAAGCGTGGGTTTGCGATTGGCCGCAAGGCCAGTAACACGATCGTGTTGTAACCGATGACCGAGACGCTCTACGACACCATCAAAATGAACGGCGTGCCCTTCCCGGTGGTTCGGGATGTGGGGTATCAAGCGTTGTTCCAGTTCTCCCGCAAAGTCGTCTCGGGCGATTACTCCCGCGATTCCGACGACCTGATCAGCGCCAAAATCTGGACCGGCTTCCCCGGCGGGATCGGCGTCCTCAACAACCGCGACGGCAGCGACGAGGGGAAGTGCTGGTACACCTCGATCTGGAGCCGCGATCCCTACAAGATCACGCTCAATCGCCGCGTGGTCGTTGCGCCGGTGTCGCCGGATGTGAAGTATCCGCTCGGCGATCTGGCGGACACGTTCTACGCGGCGAGTGCGAGCGACGTCTACGCCTGGAACGAAGCAAGCAAAACGTTCGGGTCGACAATCGGCAGTCTCTCCGCCGACCCGGTCTTCCGGGGCGTGGCCTGGAACGGCAAGCTCTACATCCCCTGCGGCGCGGCCGGCTATCACGCGACGGACGGGGCGACGGTCGACGCGATCAGCACCGACGCCAAAGCAGTCTGCTTCGCGGTCATGAGCGACGGACAGATTTCCCGCCTCTTCGCGCTCTGTGCCGACGGAGCGCTGAAATCGACGACCGATGGGACCAATTGGACGACCGAGGCCCAGATCAACACCAGCGAAACGCCGCACAAGCTGGTCGTCTGGATGGACCGGACCGAGAACGACACGCTCTTTTGCGTCACCTCCGCCGGGGTCTACTCCTACGATCCGGTCAGCGGCATCCTGATTCGGACCCGCCTCTCGAACGTGCCGGCGCACCCGGACAACGGGCTGGGCGCGGAGTCGTGGCGACCAGGGGAGGACCTCTATGTCTCCTTCGGGACCCAGGCCGCGCAGTACGCCGCCGGGATGAGTCAGATTGCCTTTATGGGTCCGGATCGCCGTGACGGGCTTCCTGACGAGCTCAGGGGGCGAATCGTCGATCTCTGCGCCGAGTTCAACGGCTTGCTCGCGCTCCTGGAAGGCGTGGCAATCGCGGCGGACGATCCGGAGAGTGAGTTCGATCCGGGGCACGAGGACGAACCGACCGAGATCAGCGGCACGACGGCGGTCAGTGCCTTGCTGGCCTACAACGGGTTTGGCTGGCATCCGCTCTGGAAATCGTCCGATGCGTCCGGATCGCCGACGTTCCTCTGTGTGTCCGGCACGTCCGGTGCCTACCGCATCTGGTGGGGCTGGGGCGACCGGCTGCACACGATTGCGCTCTCCCGCGCGTTCAGCAATCCGGATCAGGAGTTCCGCACGCTGGAAGGCGACTTCGAAGCATCCGGTCAACTTGACACCGGCTACTACGACGGGGCGATGCGCGAATTCGACAAGCTCGCCAGCCATGTTGAGATCAACCTGGAAGCGGGCACCGCGAGCGAAACCGTCGCCATCGAATACCTCTGCGACGGCGAAACGAGCTGGACCCTGCTCGGGACCGCGAGCGCGCGGGGCAAGACGATACTCCCGTTCGGCAACGAGGTCCAGGACGATGGCACGATCGTGAGCCGGGGCGTGCTCTTCCGCCGCATCCGGTTCCGCCTGACGCTCAATCGCGACCCCGACGATTCCCGGCTCACTCCGGTGCTCGACTCTTTCGTGCTCAAACACATCCGCCTCCCGCTCGCCGGGGCGTCGTTCACGCTCACCGTGCCGCTGTACTGGGGCGCGGAGGGCTGGGGCGACCGGACCTGCGAGCACATCAAAGAAGAGCTTGACGCCCTGGCCCTGAGCTCGGAGTTCGTGCGGCTTGAGCACGGCGATGACAGCTACCGGGTGCGGGTGAGCTACATCAACGGCAATGACCGGACCGGCGGTGACGACCGGGGGAGCCGCACGCTCAACCTGGTGGAAGTGAGCTTGCCCGGCTACGACGGAAAGGCAGCCTGAGATGCCGGTGACGCGCTCCCAAACTGCCCGACCGCCGCGATTGTCCCGACTGCCGGTGCGCAAGACGGGATCGCGGCACATCAATGTCGGGCGCAAACCGGAGCTTGTCAGCGGGCCGGGGCAGCCGCCGCCGGGGTTTCGCGGCGCCCATACCTCCGGCTCGGAGTGGCCCTGGTATTGGGCGTCGATGAAGATCCTCGATCCGCTGCGCGATCCTCGCGTTGGGCCGTTCTTCGGCGGACGCAACTGGAAATACCAGGCCGTTGAGTTCGCCGGTGCGGTGCGGGTGGCCGCGGTCGACTTCGTTTACTACCTGCCCGGTCAGATGATCGGCGTGCGCATTCAGACCGATCGCTATCACCTTTCGGCGGGCGTCGAAAAGCAGGGCTATGACCAGGTGCAGCGCCGCAATCTTTCGCGCTTGCTGGATGTCCGCGATGTCTTCGAGCGGGATTTCATGAAAGACCCGAGCGGGGAAGCCGCCTGCCGGTTGCTGATCGACACGCTCGGCGGACGCGACCGCCTCGACCCGATTTCCACCGGAACCTATTTGCCGACACGGGGGTATCTCGCATCATGACAAAGAGAATCGTTGGGGTTATCAGACATCCCTTGAGTGGCGTTGGTCAAGGTTCCGTTACGGTCGATATCAAGAAGGTAAGTGACGACAGCACCGTCACCTCGACGACCTCGGACAATGCCGGGGACCTCGGCTATTACAGCCGCGATCACGATACGGTCGGCTATCCCGGTCCGGTGGTTGAGCAGTACACGTTCAACTCGACGACGAAGAAACGGGACGGCCGGGTGCATGGCCAACTTGCCGGGCTGATCTGGGCCGATGACGTCGGCGACGTGTTCTCCCTGTTCGGGATCGGCGTCTCGACCGGCCTTGCGGTGAGCGCGAACGGGAGCAGCATGGCCCCGGCGGTCTCGGCGGGATTGGCGGTGCTCAAAGACGGGTTGCCGTATCTGCTGGAGAGTGCGAGCAGCGTCACGCTTGATGCCGCTGATGTCACGAATCCTCGGATCGATCGGATTGTGCTGCGGTTGACCCGGGAAGGACAAAGCGACCAGGGCAAGATTGCGCTCACCAAGATCACCGGAACGCCGGCATCGTCGCCCTCTGCCCCGTCGCTTACCCAAACCTCGGCGACCTGGGACCTCTCGCTCGCCCAGGTGCAGGTTGGCGCCGGCGTGACGACGATCGCGGCGGACAAGGTGACGGACGAGCGGACCTACTGCTTCACGTTCCCGGCCGGGGTCAGCGCGGGCGACCTCTTTTACATCAACGCCGCGGGACAGTTGACGCGACTCGCCAAGGGAACGAACGGGCAGCTGCTCAAGATCGGGGCAACGATCCCGGCCTGGGTAACCGTCACGCTGGCCGATCTTGGCGGCGGCACGATCGCCAGTCAAGACAGCGATGACGTGTCGATCACCGGCGGGAGCATTACGAGTCTCGATGAGCTCAGCGTCTCGGCGACTGATTCGGACGTCTTCGTGATCCGAAAGGCGGGTGGCGGCGACCGCGTCGTCAAGATCAGCACGGTCGATACGAACGAGATCGTGCAGTTTCTCAATGGCACAACCTTGCAGCTCTACAGCGACGACGGATCGACGCTCAACGCGGTCTTTGACGGAGCGACCGGATCGATCAACGTCCAGGACATCGTTGCGAACGACATCGAAGCCGTCGGAACGATCGAAGCGCCAAACCTTATTGCCTCCACCGGTCTGCTTGCCGAAGGATCGTCCCAACTCGGAGCCGGGAACGGGTCTGTCACCAACATCCAGGGACATCTCAATTTCGCCGACACCACAAAGCCGACGGCATCGATCCAGGCTGCGGCCGGAAGCGGGGCGTCGGCGACCATCGAAGACGGCAGCACCGACATCTCCGGCCGGATCACCCTGAATGTTGGAACCTCCCCGACAACGGGAGAGTTGGTGCGGATCACCTTCGCATCGGCGCGGGCGAACACCACCTACAAGGTGTTCTTGGAAGCGGACGATCCCTCCGCGATGACGGCGACGACGATCCGCGAGACGCATCCCAGCACGGATTACTGGACCTTGACGGCGACCGGATCGGCGCCTGGAGCGAGCGCGGACTACATCTTCAACTACTTGGTCATCGACTAGGCGGAGAGCCGTGGAATGGCTGATCGAGCATTGGAAACTGAGTGGATCGGTGCTCACGTCGCTCTTGAGTGGCTGGTTCGGGCGGCGTCCATTGGGCGGGCTCTGGCGGAAGGGTATCCAGCAAATCCGGTTGCAACGCCGCGTGACGGAGTTGGAGCTGGACTTGGAGGAAGAGCGCCGCAATACCGCTTCAGCGATCCAGGCGCGCGATCTGGCGATGGCGGCGGTGCGCGAGATGGCCCAGGCCGCGATGTTGATCCAGGAGGCCCACCGACAGGGCTTAGTGGTGACGATCGATCCCTCATCAACCGCGCCTTCGAGCTTGCCCGATTCCTCTTTGCCCTTGCGTCAGAAGCCAACAACCAGAGGTCCCCTGGAGGTCCCCTGAACATCCCTGATTCCCCTCAGCGGAAAGGCGACCCATCGTGAACAAGAGACGTTTGAGCAGGTGCGCCCGCTGGGCCATTTGCCGGTATTGGCCGGTGATCGGTCTGGCGGGCACCATCTACGCCGCATGGCTGGCGTTCCAGTCGATCAACCTCTCGCCGGCGAACTCGGTTGACCCGTGGATTCTGGTCTCGCTTGCGGCGGGCTATATCTTCGCGGTCGCCGTCATCCTGGTCTTCAATGATGGATTTTCGTTCGCCAACCTTGGCCAGATCGGCACCTACTTCGGCGAGATCGTCTTTTTCGGGACGATCGGGGGCGGGCGGCTCGGGTGGTGGAACGAGAAGGACGACCCGATCACGGTCGGGGAGATCAATCTGAGCCGGGCCTGCTTTGTCGTCGGCGTCGTCTGCCTGGTGATGGGGCTGCTGATCTGGATTCGGAAGCGGTTCAGTCATCCGGCGCTTGCAATGGAGGTTTCAACGTGAACGCACCTGACGTGTTCTGGGGAACGCTGCTGCTCGTCATTGTGCTCGTTTTGCTCCGGGCGTTCGGCCTGATTTGAGGGAACCATGGCAATCAACTGGCGGGACCTCGCCGATACCGATCTGACGCGCTTCAGGCTGCTCCTACGCGGTTCTCCGCTCGAACCCGAGTGTGACGCCATCTACGCGATTGCGCGCGGCTACACCCGTCTGATCGCCTCACAGGGGTGGATCGAGTCCCGGCTCGGACAGTCACCACTCGGGCGCGAGAAGAAGAACTTCTTGGGCTTGCGGCCGAAGGGTGGCGGCGACGGCTTCGTGACCTTTGACAGCTACGCCGACTGTGCCCGCTATTGGCTCGATAAGATCACCGATCCCCTCTACGCCTATGCCAAAACGACCACGCTGGCGGAGTACGTCCATGTCTATGCGCCGTCGTGGGACGGCAACGACGAAGCCGAGTATCTCGCGCTCCTGACGACCCATCTCAACACTATCCCGAAGGGGGAGTACACGATGTCACAGATTCCGGCCAACGTGTCGGTGCAACTGATCAACCGGGGCACCAAGCCGCTTTCGGTCAACAAAGCCTGGCTGACGCTCCACAACACCGGCAACACCGTCGACGCCAACGCTGAGCACGACTTCTTCGAGGGTGGCGGAGGGGCACAAGGCGTGCTCGTCCATCTCCTGACCGACGAAGCCCGGATCATCCAGATCACCGAGTTCTGGAAACAGGGCATTCATGCCGGCAACGTCCAGGGGAATAAGACCTCGATCGCGATGGAGATGTGTGCGCGTCGCGGTGTCTTCAACGAGATCGAGCACAACGGCGCGAAGGCGATGGCGATGCTCTACACCCGCGATCCCCGCCTCAATTGGTCCGGCGCCGAGCATATCGAGTTCGCCCCGGACCGCACCACCGACCATCGCGGCTGGCCCGGGGCGAACCAGGCGTGCCCGGCCGTGCTCATCGACCGGCACGGCAGTAACGATGTCGGGTTCATGGTCGACCTGGCGAAGACCTATATGAAGGGCGTGACCCCGGCGCCGGTCCCGAAGCCGATGCCGCACCTGGTCGGGCACGAAGTGACGAAAGACGGAACCACCTATCAGGACCCGAACGGGAACTGGTGGATCTGGGTTTACCGGATGGAGACCCCGAAGAAACCGGTCCAGCTCTACGAGTGGGCGAACGTCGATGCGTCGCGGAAGGGGCCCCTGCTCCCGGCCGGGAAGGGCGTGCGGACCTACTGGAATGTGGCCGTCAACGACCCGGATGGCACCCCGGATATCTGGTTCACCACCCGGCTTGGATGGCGAGGTCGGCTAGCCGATCTCCGCGCGGCATAGAAAGGACGAACGATGGAGAATCCAAACTATCCCCAAAACAATCCGCACGGTCCCGTCGGACGTGTCACATTCGGACCCTCCACCACTGCCAGAGATTCTCTGGCGTCCGTCAGTATTCCGTTTGTTCCGATACCGAAGAGTCAGCCGAAAGACCCCGTTCCAAACGAACTTGCAGCGGCGATTCTTGCATCCGAGCACCTCGAATTGGTCGACTGGCTGTTCAAGAAACTGAAGGAGCAATACGGTGAATGACTCCCTGCGCCGAGCGGCGCGAACCTTCATTCAGGCGTTCATCACGTCGTTTTTGACGCTGATGGCGACCGGGCAATTTACGACGAAGATCGGCGATGCCACGGTGCCGAACTGGTCGACGCTGGACACCCTGTTGCTGTCCTGCGGGCTGTCGGCGCTCATCGCGTTGGTAACGTGGTTGTACAACTGGCTGGAAGGGTGGACCGGCAAGGACATCCTGATCCGGAAGTAGTAGAATGATCTTGCGCGACCGGACCCGTCCAGAGACGGTAGTAGGCCGCGCTTTTTCATGCCAGGTCGGCTCGCTTCACCCCGCGCTCGTCAACGTAGCCCCATTCCATCGCGACGGCGGTTGCCCGCTCTTCCTCCGTGAGCGCCGCGAGTGCATCGAAGATGGACCGCTCCCACTCGGTAGCGGTGTGGTAGTCCAGTGTCCGATCGACCGAATCCTCATCCCGTCCCGAGAGATCGAACAGCCAATCATCCACGTTCATATCGGCGACGATGGCATGTAGGACTGGTGAGAAGTGCGCCTCTTCTCCTTGCGCGGCGATCAGTTTGTAGGCCGCGACGACCCGATCGTTCACCACCGGCTCATCGGTGTACTGTTTGAAGCAGGACCAGCACATTTCTGGTTTCCTTTCGAGTAAAATCACCACATGGCGGCTGGTATGCTAGCCCCAGCAGCCGGTGAAGGACCCAGCGATGGCCATCGTATGGCGTGTCTCCCGGCAACGCCAAATCCCCCCTGCGGCTTCGACTTCAGGGCGAACGGTCTCCTGCGGGGGGCCGTTCTTCTTTTTGGTCGCGTTCTGGGTCCCAGTCATAGAATACCCAGTCGCTCATGATGTTATCCGGCTCGCGAAGTTGCTCTGCCCGTTTCTCAATCGGATCTTCAATGACCTTGGGGGGAAACTTCTTCAGCGGCCCCATGTGCGCGTCAAACCACGGCGAGACGAAACGCTCTTCACTCACGCCATCGGTTCCTTTCACGCCTTGTTGTACAGGTCGCGCAGATAGTCGGCGACCGCTTCGTTCCGCACGCTGACCCACTCAAAGCCTTTGCCGTCCGGGGCGATGATGCCCTCTCGGTAAGGGAGTATCCAGCCCCATCTCCCGAGTTTCGCCTTGATCCGCCGTCGCCGTTTCGGCGAGGTGATGCCGGTGATTGACCGGATTTGGTTCCAGTTGATGGTGATCGGCGAGCGGATGTCGATGGTGTAATTGAGCAGGGAGACGCCGACTTCATCATGAGAAAAGAATTCGCGGAGAAATGCCTTCATCCCTGCGCCTCCTGCTTCGCCGCCTGCGTCTTCGCCAACGCATTCGCTACCGGCTTTCGGGCGAGTTTGTAAAACTCAAGTTGCTCCCGCGCGTTCTGCTTCCATTCCTCCGGGCCGGAGTGGATCGTCACTTCCAGCGTCCGCACCATATCGTCGAGATGGCCGAGCACCTTGGTACCGGCCACGATCTGCGTCTCCGTGTACGCCTTGGTCTTCGCGCTCATCGCCGATCCTTCCGCAGTTGGGGAATGGTTTCCAGCAGCCACCAATACAAATTTTCGGCTTGTCTTTCGGTGATTGGGATCTCCGTGATGATCGAAGTGTGATCGATCGTGATATCAATGTCTTCGCCGAAACTGAAGTGATGAACCTGATGATCTCCACTCGCAACAAACGAGACTCCTGTTCTCATCCGTTCCTTGCCTGTTTTGAAGTCCATCATGCTTCCTCCCGCTGGCGCCAACGCTCAAGATCGGCCCCACTGGAGATCACGGGGTATTCTGCGATCCATACGAATTGCGACTCAGTGAGTTCACGGTCGTCGCCCATGATGCGCTTTTCCTCTTTCTCGCGAAAACGCCGGCGTTCTTCTGCAAACGACGTCGCGAGCGCGTGATCTCCAAAGACACCCTCAATCGACGAATCATCGTAGTCATTCCAAGTGACGACCCAAACGATCATGCTCCCTCCTTGGCGATCTCTGCCCGACGCTCCGCTCATTCCCGGTCGGCCAAAACCTGGTTCACATGCTTGGCCATGATCTCCATCGGATCAGGAGGGAACAGGTAGTCATCCACCCACTGCCCGTACGCGCGCCACTCATGCGTTCTCGGGTCTTGCACTTCAAGCTCGCTGATCGTCACGCCAAAGAGCCCGCCGTGTTTTCTCAGTGCGTAGTCAACTTGATCTTCAATGCGTTTGATGTGACGATGCAGATTGAATCGATCCCACCGGTAAAGTGCGAATTCGTCGACCTCCGTTTCGAATTGGCGGTTCATTTGACCGGAAGGCCCTTGGACCTGTACCCGGAATTTCATGCTCCCTCCAGAGGGGTGATCAGCACGTCCAGGCGACCGATACCGTCCGGAGCGCGCACCTGCTCAACCTCGATGTCGTCGATTTGCCGGTCATTGGCAATGACCCGCGCTTCCTGCAACTGGTCGAACCCGTGTTTGCAGGTTGAGATGAGGTTGTCTTTGTCCCAGCGCTTTGCTCCTTTCGGGAGGTAATACGTCACCTTCACCACGACGGGCCCGAGGATCACGCGAGGGTCGTTCGTCTCGCCGATGCCTCGGTATGCCGCCCAATACCATGCCTCTTTCCAGCGGTTGCGGATCCGCGTCTTGGTGCCCCAATGGAGGTTCCGGCTGGCGTTCGGGCTGAGCTCTCGGGGAGGTTCCATTGGCACGCGCACCAGCACCGGGGGATAGGGAGTGGTCACGTTCGACCTTCCTTGCTCACGATCTTGAAGTCGTCACTTTTGCAGTTGCACTCGACATCGATGTCACGGCCGGTCAGAATGCGAACGCGATACCACCCATCTCCCAGATACGAAAGCACGACCGCCATCTGACCATAGGTGACGCGATTGACGTTGGTGAATTCGACCAGATCGCCAGCCGCAGGTTGCTTTCTCTCACTCATGGCATCTCCGTTCGTTCAGGGATTGATGGCAGTGATACGTCGAACGGTGTCCCTTCAAGGAACTTCGTATTGTTCAACTCGATGACCAGGCCACCGGTTTTTAGGTGGTAGAGCGCGTTGACGTTTGGATGCCGAGTGTCAATCGAGTTCCCCGTTGAAGTTGCCCACGCTCTGAGAACGGACAACTTCTCCCGAGAAACTTCGAGATGAATCCTCCCATGCTTTTGGTAGACTCGAATGCCGTCCCGCCAGGTCGTCATGGCATCTCCAAGAACACGACGTTCACCGGCACCCGGTGGTCGATGACGAGCGTCGTCCCGGCCGGCACCGGGACCTCAGCACGCGAGTGGATGGGGACGTGCTGCCGCCCGGTCTCCGCGCGGTACCAGGCGACGGCATCCTCGATCTGCGGGGCTGGTGGCTGCTTGGGATAGACGGCAAAGGCGTGGTAGACGATATCTCGGGGCGGAGCGGGCTGGATGATCGGCAAAGGCCGAGCTTCTCGTTCGAGAACTTCCTTAACCGCTACGGCAATGAATCCTGTTTCTATGTGCTCTCTTAGCACGGCCTGAGCGATTCGATCGATGTTTTCGGGGGTGAGTTCCAGGGATGTCATGCGGCCACCTCGTGGAAGCTCATCGACTCCGGCGCCCACCCGAGCGGGAGCACGGTCGCCTCGCCGTTCCGGTACTTCGCGACGTGCAATTCCACCGTGTGCATGTTGCTCGCGGTGATGAAATCCTTCGCCTGGTCCTCGTCCAGCATCTTTCGTGCGGGGTCGGAGTAGTAGCGGCGTCGGTATGGGAACAGAACGAGATCGGCGTTCGCTTCGGTCATGCCGCTGTTGATGATGTTCCTGATCGTCGGGACATAGGGCGGATGGTTTTCGACGTCGCGGTTCAGTTGCGTGAGCACGATCACCGGCACCTGAAGGTCCATCGCCATCCGCTTGCAGCGATTCGAGACTTCGGCCGTGTGCGCTTGGGGTGACTCTATCTTGGTCTGGTCTGAGAGCAGGCTTTGGTGATCGATGATGATCATGCCGATAGGGTTGACCGCGTTCGCCTTCTCGGCAAAGGCGATGATCTTGCTGGTGGTGGCGAGCGACTGGATGTTCACCGGGATCTCGGCGATGCGATCCGCCGCTTCGAGCCATCGGTTCCGGTCGGCCATACTGCCGATGGTCTGGTACGCGATACCGAACGGCAGGCGGGCCTCAGCGGCAATGACGCGGTTGAGCAGCGCTTCTGGCGACATTTCGAGCTCTGAGACCAGCACGGTCTTGCCGGAGCGTTTGGCCGCGCTCATGGCAATCTGCATCGCCATCGACGTCTTGCCCATGCCGGGACGACCGCCGAGGTACACCAGTTCACCGGGACGGAGCCCGCCGTACAGGATGCGATCGAGCGACCGGAGACCGGTCGGAATGACGGTCTCGACGAGTCGCCCTTCCCAGCGATCGACGACCTTGGCGGTGTGCGCGCCAATGAGATCGCTGATCGAGCCGAACGTCTCGGTATCGTCTGCTTCGGGCGTGAACGGCTGCACGGCGGCGCGCAACCCCGATGCCGCCTCGTCGATGTCTAGGTCGCGCTGATACCCCTGCGCGACCAGATCGGAGCCGTAGCGGATGATCGCGCGCTGCCGGGCAGTCTCCAACACCTGCCCGGCGTAGTACTCGGCATGCGAGGCGACCGGCACGCTCAACATCAGGTCGGTGAGCTGTGCCATGCCGCCGACGCGATCGAGCACGCCGGACTTACTGAGCCGGTCGGTGGTGGTGAGCAGGTCGCAGGGGATGCGGTCGCGAAAGAGCGAGAGCATGGCCCGCCAGATGGTGCGGGCGCTGCTGTCGTAGAAGGCGTCCGAGGGCAGGATGTCGGCGAGCTTGCCGATGATGTCGCGGTCTTGGAGGCAGGAGCCGATGACCGCGCGCTCGGCGTCCAGGTTGTGCGGCGGCAGGTGGTCAGCGGTCATTCGCATACCTCCACCGCCACACTCCCCACCCGTAACCCATCCCGCAACGCCGTCCGCGCCTGTTCCGCATCCGGCAGCCACCGCAGTTCCGGGCAGTTGGTGATGGTGACCGTGTACGTGCGGGTTTGCGGCGGGGCGATCTCCTCGTCCAGCGCTTGACGGACGGCGGCGAGCACCGCAACGCTGAAGTCGTGGTGATAGCCCACCTTCCCCGCAAGGCGAGCGATGGTATTGCCGGCGATCCGGTCGCGGGTGGTGTCGGTCAGCTCGATGGTGGGAGCGGTCATTCGGTGATCTCCTCGACGTCGGCAAAGGAAATGTAGGACTCGCGGATGGCATCGCGGAGTTGGTCAGTCGTCGGGTTGTATTTGGCCGGGATCGTCACCCGAAACACCCGCGGCTTCGGCGCGATCTTGTGACCAATGACCTCCTTGATAGCGGCAGAAGCGCTGGTTCGAGTTCGATACATCATGTCTTCGACCTCTGTCCCCACTTCCTCAATCCACTCCGCCGTGATCTCGGTCGTCGTCATCGGTTCCTCCGGGATGCGTTCGAGGTCGCTGGGAAGGAAGGCGTTCGCCCATGTGTTGCCGTCGATCCGAACGGAAACATACGAGTCGTATTCTTTGTCAACTGTCCCGGTGACCCCCCTCGGGATATTCGCGTCGACGAGCACCCGCACCCGATCGCCCGGCGTGAATGCGGTCATGACGCCTCCCCTCGGAGTTCCTCGACAGTCTTCATCCGTTTCCCGTTGTAGGTATGCGGCGGACGAACCGAGGTTGAATCTGCCAACCAGCCCTGTTTCTTAGTGGTTTCACGCCGCTCCAAGACGATCAGGTCGGCCTCCTCTTGGGTGTCGCAGAGGGCGACCATGTAGTGCTCGTGGCTAAAGGTGTCGTACCCGGTGATCATGTAGCGCGGTCCCCAGTTGCCTTCGTCATAGCCGTACTGCCGCTCGTACTCGTAGAGCGCGGCATAGTCGTCTTTGGTAATCACGCTCCCTGTTCTCCCAGCCCGAGCAGCGCCCGGAGTTCGTCGTACTTCTCGTCAGCGCGATCCAGGGACGCACGTCCGGGATCGCGCGCCGCGTTGTATTTCAGAAGTCCGTATGCGCTCGCGACACCGAGCACCTCCGCCCCATCGACCAGCACCAGGCCGGTGCCCTCGGCCAGGGCGCGGATGATGTCAAGCCGATGGTTGACCGTCCAAAGGGTGACCCTCGATTCGTGCGGGCATGCGTCAACGACAGTCATATGCCAGTAGTCGAGATCAGGATCACTCTCAATCTCGATATATTCGTTGTCTTCGAGGTCGATCCTCGCCGAACCCATTACGCCCCTCCCTGGGCCATCGCCCGCAGCTCGTCGTCTTCCTGCTCTGCGACTTCGACAAACGCAGCCTCCGCGCACGCTTCGCAGATGAATGCACCCGTGAAAAGCTCTATGGCATGGTCGGCGCTCAGCGGTTCGCCGCAATTCGCGCAGGAGGTAGCGCAGTAGATGTCCGTTTCACTCACCGCCCCGCCTCCTCAATCGCCGCCGTCAGATTTGCGATCACCTCTTTTGCCTCATCAATATCGAAATACGGGCGCTCGCGGTCGTCGCAGTTGCAACTGATGAGCTGCGCGCCGCAGCGCGGGCACGGCTCCCAGTCACAGCCGGGATCGTGATCCTTACCGGTCGCCATGCCGCAACCGCAGCAGCAGCCGTCGTCGCGGATGCACCCGCCGTCGTCCGCTCCGACCGGCACGGCGTCGTACACGCTGCCGTCAAGCGCAATCAGCTTGCTCACCGCCCCGCCTCCGTGTGCGCGGCCAGGATGGCGTCGTCTACATGCCGCCACGTTTGATGGCGAACGACGAAATAAATCGCCCTTTCGGACACTCCGTACGCAGCAGCTAGATCGCGCTCGGTCTCTCCCGCTGCATACCGCCTACGAATTGCTCGCACACCGTCATCTGTGAGCTTTGACTGACTATTAGCTTCGCCGCGATAGACGGGGAGATTTCGGGCATGACGCCCTTTCCGAACCATGTCGATTGAATTGTCCTGAGTGGTTCCAAGGAATAGGTGGCGGGGATTCACGCAAATGGGGTTGTCGCAGTGGTGACAGACTACGAGCCCTTCGGGAATCGGCCCATACGTAAGCTCCCAAGACAGACGATGAACTCGGTGAAGAACCGCATTCACCTTGAATCGTCCATAACTCTTTGCGGGCTGACCCGTACGTTTATTGGTCCAGGTCCAGCAGGCATCGTCGCCGCCCGTTTGGTCGACTCGTCCCCAAAACGCTGCGGCAATCACCGACTCGGGCAATCGGTTCTGGTGTCCTCGAACAAAGAGATTTCTCTCACCGGCTTTCAGGCCAAGGTGAGGATCATTTCGAGTCGCGAAGCGTGTCTCTTGCCCGCAACCACACTGACACAAACCACGGGGAATAGAGGTATCCTGGGGCATAGCCGCCTCCTGTTGACGCAGGTGCCGGTTAGAGGACGGCGTGGGTGTTAGTAGCACCTGCGCCGTTCTTGCAATTATACCACTCGTCGGGGTGATTCTCATTAACTTACCCTTCCGCTTTCCCGATTTTGTTGCTGGTTAATTCGGCTGGCGGAGAAGCGATTCCATTTCTGACGAGGTGCCGGTCGATGATGCGGATGGCGGGCCAGTCGGTTAATTCGATCCCGTCAGTCAACACCTCTCCGTTCGCCAGGATGTCCAGGAACCCTCGGTCGTTCCGGGAGACACCGAGACCGCGAATTTTGACCTCGTACGCATTGTCAAGTGAGTAGTTGTCGTCGGGGCCGTCTACGTAGTACCCCGCCGCCCGCAGCTCCTCCGCGAGCGCGTCTAGGTCCAAGGGCTCGGTCATGGCTGGGGCTCCGTCACGAGAGCGCCCGGTAATATCGGATTCGGCTCACCGTTTTCCATGACAAGCGGCCACCGTTCAAGGACCCGCGACGTCACACGTTCAAGCGCCGGTGTCCCTTTCAGTGGATTCGCGGGTGCCTTACCCGCGTCGTCTTTACTGACGTCGTCTTTGAAGTACATCGCCCCACGGCCAAGGCTGGGCCACTCTTGCTCGACTTCGAAGACCCTGGTGACCGTTTCAGTAATTCGGACGCGAGTCATCACTTTCTCGGCCATCTACCGCCCCTCCACCGCTGCCGCCAGCGCGCCGATCGCGGTGTCGGCGGTGGCATCAGCAAGGACATCGTCGTCATCTACGCAGATGGTGAGGGTGTAGCCATCTTGATCGACGAGGAATGCAACCTCGAAGCCGTCCCCCCACCGCTCCCGCGCCGTCGCCAGCAGATCATCGAGCGTCGGCTCGGCGCGGCGCTCCTCCCCATCGGCGGACGTGAGCACCGCGATCACGCTTTCGGCGATGTCCCGCTCGCTGCCTCCCGCATAGATGGCCAGTGAGACCGCGTTGGAGACGGCGGTTTTCAGGTCCTCGGTGAGAGAGATCATTCGTCACCGTCCTCTTCCGCCGTCCGTTCTCGGGCGGCAGTCATGATCTCGTTGTAGCGGCGCAGCCCATCCTCCACCGCGTCTTGCCATGCTCGGAGCCCAAGTTGCTCCATGACGAGAGAGTCGACGCGTTCCCAGGCGCGCTTGAAGACGTCCGCGTCCTCTTCGCTTCCTCGTGGGGCATGGGCAAGGATCTGGAGCAAAAAGACCATCAACCCAAATTCATTGGCGCCAATCTCCGCGATGTGCAGGAAGCGCGGCGTCACCTTCTTCTCTTCGGGCATACCGTCGAGTTTTGTTTGTGTTTCCTGCTCGTCACTCATCCTCATTCACTCCTTCCCGGCACCCGCACGCCCAGTTGACGCGCAGGTCGCCGATATGCGGCCGGCTGATGATGCCGGTGCCGTGGCAGTCGGGGCAGCTATTTGCGGCAGATTCGCCATAATTGGGCGCGGGGGCAGGTATTCGGGATTTCCGAACATCTGCGGGGTCGGCGCTCTCCATGGGCTCGTCCCACCAGGAGGGGGCGGTCATCGCTTTTCGCTCCGGGCCGACACGCTCAGTTCGTCGTCCTCATCCTCATCGTCCCCGTACATAGCGTCGAAACATGATCTGCACGAGTAATCGCCCTTTTCGGCGACGTCGAGCGGGATGCCGTCCCAGGAGTCGATCCACTCGCCGCAATAGACACAGACGGTATCCATCACCACCACCCCCGCAGCGTGCCGACGACCGCGGCGATCCCGGCGATGAGGACGAGCGCAACCTGATCAGGCATGGCTCGGCTCCAGCTCTGTGAGTGCCACGACGGCGATGTCGTAACCCTCGGCGACAGTTCCAAGCACGGCGTTTGCCGCCGCTTCCCGCAACGCCTTCTCCCAGTACGCCGATGTGATCTCCTCGTTGGTCTTTTCGGCGAGGATTGCCTCGGGAACGTGGACGAGAAAGCGAATCTTGGCTTCGACGGGGATGTAGATCGCTTTCCCGTCCTTCTCGCCAACGATGGTCTGGACGGGTTCTGGTTTGGGTTTCCCGAACGTGTAGCTCATTGGTTGTCTCCTTTGTGATCCCGCCGCTCCCACTCCGCGACGAACGCGCGGTTGAGCGGGTCGGCCAGGTAGGACTCGTACTCGGCTGGGGTCATGCTTCCTCCTGCGTCGTTTTCTGCGATGCGAGCCAGTGTTCGTAGTCCTCCTCCATGAGTTGCGGGGTGGTTTTCTGCGCGCCACAATCGATGTCATTCAGGTAGGCGATGACGCGCCCTTTCGCCGTGTCCTGCTGGTAATCCGGGTTCTGCCCGTCGTTCACCGGATAGACCATGAAGGTGGTGGCGACACGTTCCTCGAACTCGTCCCAGAGTTCGGCGCCACCGAGCTCAAACAGATGCCCGAAGAGGCAGTTGCGGCCGTCCTTGGTCCGGACGACATCCGTGGCCCAGGCGGCGGGATCGGTCGATTCCAGCGCGTCGATGATGCTCCTGAGACTCCAGGTTTCGGTGACATTCACGCTTGTCCTCCCAACTGTGGCGGCAACCACCCCGCCGCAAGCCCAACGCTCACGGCCCATTCGTCGAGCGACTGCCGCAGTGACGGATTCGTGTAGCTGATCGGGTACCGGTCCCCGTTGCCGTTCTTGATCTCGTGCAGGTTTTCGGCGAGCTGGTTTTCGACACGGCGGAGAAGATCGGGCGGCAGGGGTGGTGCGGGCTGCTTGATCGTTCTCCGGCTGAGCCACTTGCTGGACTGGCTGAGCATGATGCCGGGATCGACGCCGATCTTGGCCCAGTACGGATCGGAGACCAGAAAGTCATAGAACTGGCCCGCTTCCTCCGGCCCGATGCCCTTGGCAGCCAGATCTTTGGCGTTGGCGATGTCCTTCCCCGCCGGTTTCGCCTTCTCGGGTAGCCCGACCTTGTCAGCCCAGGCTCGCCAGACGGCATACGTCGGTGTTGGCTCGGTCGCCGTTTTTCGCGGCGTTCGCTCCGAAGTCGAAGACGAGGAATTCGTCTTGTTCTCTGTTTCTTGTTCTCTGTTTATTGTTTGTCGGACATTTTTGTCCGGTGACTTGGGACAAAATTGTCCGGTGACAGGGACAGGAATGTCCGGTGACTCGTCATTGTCAGTGGACATTTTTGCCCGCTTACGGTGGACATTTTTGTCCGGTGAAACGGGTTCAGTGGGCGTTTCTGTCCGCTGAGTTTGGGGCTCCGGGAAGTCGTAGTGGTAGTGCTTCTTGACGATCTCGCGAGTGATGCAGCCCGTCGCTTCGAGCTCGTCCAGGAGGCGACGGATCGTCTTCTCGTTCCGGTTCAGTTCCTGGGCGAGCGTCTCGATCGAGGGGTTGCATTGGCCGGTGATCTCGTTGCGGTGGTGCAGGAGTAGCGTGTAGAGGCGGTAGGCGCCGTCGGAGATGTTGGCGGTGACCAGGCTGACAGGGGCCATGACGAACGGTTGCTGCATGCGCCTGCTCCTGGTCTTCGGTTGTTGGGCTTGGTACTCCGCGTCGTACGGCACGGGGTCTTCGTCGCGGATGACGCGGAAGCGCGGCTGGGTGGGGGCGGGGAAGACGCTCATTGCTCACCGCCGATCTCGTCTCGCTCGACGAATCGGTGCAGCCAGCCGAGATCAGCCTCGTTGATTTCGAGTCCATCCTGCCTAGCCAAGCGGATGAAATCTTCAATTGCGCCTTTGCGGATTGGGGGGATCGGGCCTTCCCAGGGGGCGGTGGACCCGCCGAGCTCGCCGTCGGCTTGGATCGCGATGCACCAGACAATGGGCTTGAATGGTGCCATCCGACTGAAGCCGAGGACGATTGTTCCCGGTCCATACAGCCACGGCTCGAAGGAGTAATCCCCGCCCCAAACGATTGTCTGGGCGACGGTGCCGCAATTTTGCTCTTCCGGGGACGCGTGAAAACTGGTATCGTGAGGCATAGCCCCTCCTGGACTACTGCACATCTTGGTACGTGATTCCGTTGATTAGGCGATGTGCGCAGGTGCCCGAGACGCCATACCTCGCGCCGAGGTCCCAGTAGGAGATGCCCCCAGCGGCGTAGAGTGCGCGGGCTTCTCTAACTTGGTCAGGAGTCAAGCGACGATTGATCGGGTTCGTCCCACGACCTTTCCGGACCATATCCTGTGAGTTTTCTTTGGGAGTTCCAAGCCAAAGATGGTCCGGATTTACGCATCGGCGGTTGTCGCAGGAGTGGCAAACGAATCGATCTTCTGGGATTTCTCCATGGTGGAGAATCCAGCAAAGGCGGTGGGCATACAACCGTTTCCCGATGAGATAGAGATAGCCATATCCCCACTCATTGACCGAGCTGGTCCATTCCCAGCAGTCGCCGCTCTTGTCGACTCGCCTCCAGAACTGCGAGTAAACGATGTCGTAAATTTGATCTTTCGGAGAAGGGGGAAAAGGGGTAGCATTCATGCAGCTTGCGCTCCGTGTCAGCGGACGGAAGTCAG